TCTAAAAAAAAAGAAATATCATACCATACTCTCACAATGTCATCTGATAATCTCGCATTACAATATCAACAGAAAACCGATAAACAACATATTTTGGACAACCCAGATACGTATATTGGATCTGTGGAAATAGTCGATTCAAATATGTGGGTATATAATGATGCAACTACAAGTGTCGACTTTAAAACAATCGAATATAATCCAGGACTATACAAGTTGTTTGATGAAGCAATCGTGAATGCGCGAGATCATGTTGTTCGTATGATTCAGTCTCAAAGCCAAGACAAGAAGCTAGTAACTTTTATCGAGACAACGATTTCAAGTGATGGGACAATCACTATCGAAAATGATGGAAACGGAATTGATGTGGCTAAACATCCAGAAAATAATCTGTGGATTCCTGAAATGGTATTTGGTCATTTGAGAACATCGACCAATTACAACAAGGACGAAAAAAAAATCGTCGGTGGCAAAAACGGTTTTGGCTTCAAATTAGTGCTTATTTGGTCTACTTATGGATATATTGAAACAGTCGATCATACTCGCGGACTCAAATATACGCAAGAATTCAAATCAAATCTCGACGAAATCTGCCCGCCAACCATTACAAAATGTAAAACCATAAAACCTTATACCAAAATTTCGTTTAAACCCGATTATGCCCGTCTTGGATTGACTGGTTTGACACCTGATATTATGGGGTTATTAAAAAAACGTGTATATGATATCGCAGCGGTAACCGATCATTCTGCCAAGAAAATAAAAGTCGTATACAATGGTGATGTAGTGCCCGTAAAATCATTCCAGCAATATATCGACCTATATATTGGTTCAAAAGATGACGCGAAGCGCGTCTATGAATCGCCGAGCGAACGATGGGAATACGCAGTAGGTATTTCAAGGACACACGAATTTGCCCAAGTATCCTTTGTCAATGGTATTTGTACACACAAAGGTGGTAAACATGTTGATTATATTATGGGTCAGATCACACGTAAAATATGTGACTATATTGAAAAAAAGAAAAAGGTAAAGGTAAATCCGTCGACGATCAGAGAACAAATTATTCTGTTTTTAAGATGCGATATTGAGAACCCGTCATTTGATAGTCAAACAAAGGATAATATGAACACGCCATCCGTCAAGTTTGGTTCGACTTGTTCTGTCAGCGATTCGTTCATTGAAAAAGTCGCTAAAATGGGTGTCATGGACATGGCATGTTCTCTTACAGAAGCGAAGGAAACCAAAAACGCAAAGAAAACCGATGGGTCCAAGACCAAAGTTATTCGTGGTATTGCGAATTTGATTGATGCAAACTTCAGTGGCACTGCAGAATCAAACAAATGTACGCTTATTTTGTGCGAGGGGCTAAGTGCTATGTCTGGTATTGTCTCTGGTCTGTCAAGTGAAGACCGCAATATCATCGGTATTTATCCATTGAAAGGAAAGCTCTTGAATGTAAGAGGCGAACTAACTAAGAAAATATCGGATAATAAAGAAATCACAGACATCAAGAAAATATTGGGTTTGGAAACAGGCAAGTCATATACAACTATTGCGGATGTTCATGCGTCGCTTCGTTATGGCAAAGTGATGATTATGACAGACCAAGATTTAGATGGTTCGCATATCAAAGGTCTTTGTATCAATCTCTTTCATAGCGAATGGGCATCTTTAACAAAGATTCCTGGATTCATCTCGTTCATGAACACGCCTATATTGCGAGCCAAGAAAGGGTCTCAAATCTTACACTTCTACAATGATGGTGAATATGAGACATGGAAAGAGTCATTGGGTCCAACAGGACTTCATGGTTGGACGATCAAATATTTTAAAGGATTAGGTACATCGACCGCTGTGGAATTCAAAGAATATTTCGCCAATAAAAAAATCGTCGATTTCGCCTACTCTGGTGAGGTAAGCGATGATACCATTGACAAGATTTTCAATAAAAAGAGACCAGATGACCGCAAATTATGGCTCGAACAGTATGATAAAAAAACATTCTTGAATACAAGCAGGCAACAAGTCATGTATGAAGAATTTATCGATAAAGAAATGATTCATTTTAGTACATACGATTGTGCTCGCTCAATACCGAATATGGTAGATGGTCTCAAGATTTCTCTGCGAAAAATATTGTTTGCGGCATTCAAACGCCGGCTTACAAGTGAAATCAAGGTAGCTCAATTCTCAGGGTATGTATCAGAACACTCGGCATATCACCATGGCGAAGCATCCTTAAATGGAGCAATCGTAAAAATGGCACAGAACTATGTTGGATCCAATAATATCAATCTGTTGGAACCCAACGGTCAGTTCGGCACGCGACTTCAAAATGGAGATGATGCTGCTTCAGAGAGATATATATTTACTCTTTTGAATCCACTGACACGATCCATCTTTCCAGAGGCAGATGACGCAGTGTTGACATATAAAGATGATGACGGAACTGTAGTAGAACCTGAATATTATGTGCCGATTATTCCGTTTTGTCTAATGAATGGAATTTCTGGTATTGGTACTGGATTCTCTTGCGATATACCTTCTTATCATCCGAAAGACGTTGTTGCGTATTTGAAATCGAAGCTGACTTCTCAACCGCCTTCTGTCGAATTCGTTCCTTATTACGAGGGGTTTCAAGGACAAGTTCAAAAAGTGAGCGACCAGAAATTCTTGATCAAGGGGAAATATGAGAAGGTGGGTGAAGACAAAATCCGAATTACCGAATTGCCAATTGGAACAGGAACGATGCCCTATATTACATTCTTAGAAGGTCTGCTCGATGGAACAGTAGACAAAGCAGGCAAGAAAAGCCCACCAGTTATCAAAGATATGGTTTCCATGTCGACCGAAGTCATTGTGGATATTACTGTGACATTTCCAAAGGGCAAGTTGTCAGAACTTTTAACAAGCTCTTCATCGGACTCGATTAATGGGTTGGAGAAATTGCTCAAACTGACAACAACGGTTTCTACAACAAATATGCATATGTTTAATGCCGAATCGAGACTTCACAAATATAATTCGATCGAGGAGATCATCGAAGAGTTCTATATGACGCGACTTGGTTTATATCAAGTCAGGAAGGATGCTCTCATCAAGGATATGCGCCAACTCTTGATTAAACTGTCCAATAGAGCCAGATATATATTGGACGTATTAGCTGGCACGATTGACCTTCGCAAGAAAACGAATCAACAAGTTCAAGAGTTGTTGGAAGGGTTAAAATATGACAGAGTCGAAGGCGAGTTCAAATATTTGATCAAGATGCCGATGGATTCCGTAACGGAGGAACATGTTGCGCATATATTGAAGGAAAAAGCGGATACGGAAGTAGAACTCGATATTCTCATGAAAACCACGACTGGTCAGATGTGGTTACGAGAACTAGAAATATTTGAGAAAGAATATGAAACATATAAGAGAAAGCGAGAACAAATCCAATGTGGAACTGGTGGTAGTAAAGTGAAAAAGACAAAAAAATAAATAATATAGGTATATAATATTTATCAGTAAATTATAGTAAAGGTTAATAATAACTACATTTTTTATTTTTTTTTGAACTTAGCATTTTACGTTTTTTTGAGTTTTTTTTCTTGTATTTTTTCAGAGTTTTACTGTGCTGTTTCTTTGATTTACGTGTTTGAATTATACCACTACCCGATATTTCACTACCCGATATTTCACAATCCGATATTTCAATACCCGATATTTTACTACCCGATATTTCACTACCCGATATTTCACTACCCGATATACAATATTCTTTGTATTTTTTGCTTTCTACTATTGTTTCAAATACTTGCCTTGCTTTTTTTATATTTGTTTCATTTAATACAACCTTACTATAAATACCATCATGATTGTGAATATATTTTTTTATATCTCTATAATTATGAAGATTATTTTCAATGGGGTTTTCATGTTCATCAACCATTACAGCATTAAAATATGTAAACATTAAATATGAAGAAGTTGGATTTGAAGCTGCCGATACTACATATTCTGCAGAAGGATATAAATCCTTTGCTATTATAATAATTATGGATCTTAATAACTTATTTAAATCTTTCTGTTCATATTGCTCCTTAGTCTTAGAATCAATATATATAGTCTTATCTGTAAGTTTGATAGTTAATGATGATACACAACTCATATCATGAAATATACACAATAATAATGTACTACTAGTAAAACCCCCCATACTATATATTTCAGTATTTGATTTCATTTGAAAAACATAACCTATACTAATTTTAAAATTTATACAGTCTAATAGATTATTCAAGTTATTGAGTTTAGTTTGTATACCTATATTATTTACTATATCAACCGTTTTTACACATTTTGGAGGAAAGCCAGAATACTTTGAAATTGGAAAATACCTAAAATTTGGTATTTTATTTAATCTTGCCCGTTTGTTGGTGTCAGTTTTTAATGATTTTATAGCTTCTTCGTCAATAAATGTAAAATGATTTTTGAATTCTTCATCAAATGGAACATTATTTAAACTTATAACGTAAAATGTATCATTAATAATATAACCAATGTGTGTTGTACCATCGTTTATATCAAAGTATTTATCACATTCTTCATCATCTTTATATTTATAAATATTAATTAAACCTTTAGATGAGTGAATTACACTTGTTATTAAATCAAACCCTGCTTCATTTCCAAGTTTGTATTCTATCATTATATTATATTATATATATATCCCTAAAATCAAATAAAAATATTTTTTATTTGATTTTATACATGAAAATAGAAATCAAAAAAATACTAATGTTTTGTCTTACATGTGAAAATGACGATGAAACCGCTATAAAACGAACAACAATAAAAACCGAATTTTCACACTTTAACAATGGATTAGGACCTGAGTTCATACAACCAATACTTTATCAAACAAACATGACCGAAAGAATACCGAAAAATAAATCTGGTGCTTCAGGGTTTATCAGAATGATTGAATGCGGGCTAATGAAACAGAAGTCAGGCGAACCATTCATTCCTTTTTTACTACTAGAGGATGATGTCTCGATTTTCGCAGACCGCGATAGAATCGATATTCCAGATAATACTGATATATTATATACTGGATTATCGGTGTGTAGTATGAACGCAGAATCGTTTCATTATGCAAATTATTATGAGTCGGTCGATCAATATCCGAATATTATAAGAATAAAACATATGTTGGCTTCGCATGGACTCATGGTTTGTTCTCCATTAGGCGCAGCGGCTTTACAGAGAACCATGATGGAAACATGGTTTTCTGACAGACCATGGGACGTACCGATGGCATATATACAACCTTATTATCATGTATATGCATTGAGAGAACCGTTTGTCTATCAGAACGAAGAACGAGGAGGAGATGCTTCTTGTACAAGAATTACCCTTCATGGTGAAGACCAACTGTTACCTACGGAATTTCTCACATGTGATTTGGCGACTATTTTTGTTGCAGATAAACGACTTGTATAAAAACGTTTTTTGAGAACGAACGAACAAACAATCGCTTCATAAAATTGATTGACTTTTTTATTTATTTATAAAAGATATTATTGAACCAACGAATGATGAGCCAAACAATTGATAAGCAAGAGACAACTATTTATTCTGGCTCCGTTATTTATAAGGGAGCCAGAACACTTCAGTTGGATAAAAAACAAGACCACGTGGATCAAGGTCATTACATTGACGAAAAAGGTAAGCGTGTTGATTGGGTTGCGGCATGGGATGGTCATGGAAATGACAGTTGTATCTCATGTATTCGAAACGCAGATATGCAGACAATTATGCAATCAGATAATCCAGCACAAATGTTACAGAATCTCATTGATACAGAGTCGAATTATTTGAATCAGACAAAACTGTTCTCGGGGGCAACGTTTATCGTAGCAAAAATGTATGAACAAAAAGGAATGGTTGTATTAGACATGATGTATGCAGGCGATTCGATCGGTGTAGTCATTCATAACGGAAAGCATATATTTACAACAGAGCCACATACATTGAAACACTCAAAGCAAATGATGCGGCTCGTAGAAAAAGGAATTGTTTCGATGAAAGACCCAACGATAGTTGGAAACACGGGGTTTGAATTGGTAAATGAGAACACGATGATTGCTAAGAATTGCGAATATATCAAACTAAAAACAAATCAGGACCCGCTTGGTTATGTAAAGTTGGTGCCGTCAAATTCGCTAGGACACAATGGTCTATATGGCACATTGTCAGTTGATACTGAACGTTTCATATTCAATAAAAAAGATAATGTCCGAGTTATATTAATGAGCGACGGCGTGTCTGATGTAGTAGATAAAAAAGATAAAATATTTCTTGAAGCGGAAAACCCAACAGACATTGTGAATTACGCACATGGTAGATGGGCGCAAACATGGAATTACACCGGTGGTCATAACTTTTCACAAATATATCAGACAAAGTTTCCTAAAAATGGATATGACGACTGTTGCGCAGCAATGATTGACTATAAGCCATATATGCCTGAAATTGTTATTGAACCAGCGGTTAAAGTCGAACCTGATGTCGAACCAGCAGTTGAACCAGCAGTCGAACCTGATGTCGAATCTGTGGTCGAATCTGTGGTCGAATCTGTGGTCGAACCTGCGGTCGAACCAGAAGTCGAATCTGTCGTTGAACCAGAAGTCGACTTGGAAGATTCCATGACATTAAGCGAACACGAATATCATCCAGATGAACCTGAACAAACATATGATGACGATGATGATGAGGAATATTATAATCCGATGGCAAGAAGCCCAAGATATTCAAGAAGAGGAAGAGATTAAGCAAACAAGTTTATCAATAATAATTGCTAAACATATTGAAAATAATTTTATATCATCTTTTGACCATAAGATAGCCATAGAAGAATAGATAGGATGCTACCAGCAATAAAACCATAACCAGCAATTTTCAATGTTTTTTTCCATAGGAAGTAAAAAAGAAGAGGACCTAATACACATGATAAAATAGCATAAAATATCATGATACTGGCAAAGGTTGTCAAATGTTTATCCATTTATAATATAGACACATATTATAAATTTTTACTGTTTTATGAAAATAACATAAAAACTATACTATACATATTATATACAATGCAGATATTCGTAAAAACACTCACTGGCAAAACGATTACATTAGACGTTGAACCATCAGATACAATCGATAACATCAAACAAAAAATTCAGGAAAAGGAAGGCATTCCACCAGATCAGCAACGATTGATTTTTGCCGGAAAACAGTTAGAGGATGGCAGAACCATGAGTGACTATAACATTCAGAAGGAATCAACCCTTCATTTGGTGTTGCGTCTTCGCGGTGGATCTTAAAACCAAGGTTTCAATTCCAGTTGTTTATATTCACGGTCAGCGTGAAGAGGTCGGTCCATAGGCATGACTAAAGAACTCTGGTCTTGCATATATTTCATATATCCTACAGCTTCATTGTATACGGCAGGAACAGCATAGTCCCATACAATTTTATTTAGCCGTTCGACTTGTTGTGTTATATTGTCAGGTAAATGTTCAGCATGTTGTAAATAGGTGCTGCGCATGATAATTTTTAATTGGTCTTGATTCTGTGGTGGTATTACAATCTTATTTTGAGACATTGCGTATACACCTGATCGCAACCCATTTTGTAGTATTTGAATATTTCCTGCAGAAAAAAAGACTCTAGCCAACATATTGTCTTCCCAGTCATTACCTGCTAAAGCACTGCAATAATTCGTCGCTTTATTTTTTAATGCAATACGCTCATGCATTTTAAAAACAGCATCTGGGTCAGGATTTTCAATAATATTTACACGTCCATTATATCTAGAACCATCCAAAATAAGGGTTTTATTATATTTTTCTATTTCCATTTATAATGTTTCCGTAGAAATAAAAACTTGATAATAAATCATCCTAAATATTTAGTAAAAAAAATGATATTATAATATATATGTTCTCATTTTATACTATTGTAATTATTATTGCGATTGTCATTATGATTATTATGTTAACACTAGTAGGTTTAACACTTGCTAATAGGAATAAGGGTATTGAATATCCAGATAATGAACATACATGTCCCGATTTTTGGACTTTAGATACTAATGGAGTAACTTGTAAATCTTCATCGACTAATACTATTCCTCCGTATAATGTAGAAAAAGCCAAAACACATACAGGTGTTACAATTACCGGTAGCACCCAAAATATCGATACAAGTGAAGGTAAATGGACAAGTATTTGTGACAAAGCGAAATGGGCTAAAAAATATGGTATTTTATGGGATACTGTGACAAACAGTAATAAGTGTTGATAAAAAATATATATGAAATATATAATGACATTATTTCATATATTAACAATGATTATATCAGTATCTGTTTTTATTGGATTGTTTATTTATACATATATTACATTTAATAATAAAGACAAATCGTTTCCGTCAGATATAACTGATTGTCCGGATTACTGGAAAGTAAACGCCGATGGAACATGTCAGATACCTAGACCAGGCGAAGTAAATCTTGGTAATTTAGATTCCAAAGGAAAACAAATATATACATATAAGGGTGTTGAAAAAGGATCTAAAAAATACAGTTATTTACCATCATACTTTGACGCAATTTATCCTAAATTAGAAACTGGTAAAATAGAACCTAGACTACCATTAGGATATTATCAATCAGACATTCCTTATGGATATGATTCAGACCATCCAGAGATGGGTAAAATTGATTTTAATAGTGATGGTTGGGCATCTTTCGGCGACCCTTATTGTGAAATAAAGAAATGGGCAAGTATTCAAAATGTACAATGGGATGGCATCGCTAGTTATAATAAATGTTGAATGGAACAAATCATTCAAAATTATTTTTTTGATCGGAATTTGAGAACCTTAGGATAAGACCCAAATGTAAAGTCTAATTTTGACAAACGATATTCTTTTTGAAACATGACATATTTATCACCCTCTTTATTAATTTCCATCGTTTCATATTTCATCATCTGTAAATTGTCTATCTCTGGTTTTATTTCACTCACATAAACCGTCATTGCGTCTTTCAATAGTTCAGGATTATCTGTTTGAGAATATTTCACAAGTAAATCATTGAAGCGTTCTCGAATTCTGTCAATATGTTCTATTTTTTTTTCAATATTTTCTTTTCTCTTTTCATTAAAATAAATATCTGTATACTCGTTAGTCAGCTCCTTCAAAAATGTATTTACTTCTGTATACGCTTCCAAATCTTTTTTAAAAATCGCAATCGATTCTTGTTCTCCAATATAATTAAAAAGGGTATCTAATTTTTGTTTAATAATTGCTTCTTTTTTATCTTGAATATCTTGTTGAAACGAAGACAACAACTTATCTAATAGTCCAAACTCACCTGCAAAAATTTGAATATTTAAATCACAGGGTTGTTTTACATCGCCACATCTTGCCGAATAGGTTCTCTCTTTATTGGAGAAAATAGAACCAACTGGTCTATTACAATTTATACATTTCGGTTTTAGCTCAGCTATTAGTTTTTTTGTTACCTTCTTTGACGTGGAATGTTTAAATACTTTCTTTTTCATTGCGTGAACCTTTTCCTCATAACTTGTTTTCATTTCAAAATAAGTATTTAAACTTTCCATAAAATCAGCATGGTTATCTCCATCATCTTCCGATGTATTATCATCATCGCGAGGACGATTCACATGTAACAATGGATTGTTTTCCATATGTAAATCTGTAATGGTATCTGGAAAATGTTCAATAGTTAGAGAAGGATTATTTGAACAATGGAGAACCTTTAAATTGTCTATCCCGTCTAAATTAATCGATTTTAATCGATTGTTCTCGCAATACAAAACCTCTAAACATTTTGGCAAATCATATAATGTTGAAAATTGGTTTCCATCAATATGTAGCTCTTTTAAATTTGTCAACTCTTTAAAATCAATGCTTTTTAATGCATTGCCAGATAGATTTGCTTCTACAATGGAAGCAGGTAACACAATATCAACTAATAAATTATCTATACATACAATTTTTGTAATACCATCTGGAATATGTTTCAAAGAAGTAATATTACCTTTTACAAATTGAATCGAAGTGATATTTGAAAAGGCAAGATTACATTCTTTGAGAACCGAGAAATCTAGATCGCCAGATAAAGGTTCTCGAATAATTATATCAGACACTTGTGGATTTAAATGTTCTAAAAAGTCTAATAGTTCTGATTGAGCAGTATTATTTTCTAGTGTATTGTTTCGTTGTTCTTCTATAAAACTCATTATAATATAATAAGATACAATTATATTATATTACGAAACACATAAATTATTAGTATAAAGGTCTTTCATCCATTGTGGGTAATCCAGTGATTGATGAACGGCTTGCAATACTTCGCTGATGGTCTTTATAAAATTTTATTTTTGATAAAATATACTCTTGTTCCTTCAACAATTTTTGTCGGTTCTCTTCCGGGGTTGTTTTTGTTTTATGACAATAATAAAGTATTAACCCTGTTATAATGATAAATAATAATAAAACACCCATATTCAGAGCATACAAATAAATGTTCACGCGATTGTCATGACATTTATGTAAAACATTTGACATATATGATTGGGCACCTTGTTCAATTAATCTTGGTAAACTTGTGACATGGTCCATATATAATATTATATGAAAAAGCTTATTTTCATATGAACGGAAATAAAATCGATTTATGTTTAGAATAATCTACAATAATAAAAAATGGAGAACCGATTACCAATATCTATTGTCGATATTATTCTTGAGTTCCAAGGATATCATATCTGGCGTAATGGAAAATATATTCGTAGATTATACCTTGATGACAAATACGAATCATTGAAACATCGACCACTGATTCAAAAAAATAAAAATAATACATTCACTGTCGCTTTTACAAAAACGAATAATGGTTCTCTACATAAATATGTTATTTATACAGCAATATACAGTAACAAAATACATTGGTATATGGATTGTTCATTATATTATAATACAGAAACAAAATATCATTATATATTTGGACATAATGAAAAACAACATTTACCTATAATGAAACCACGAATTTCTACACCTAACATCCGCTAATATACATATACAATCAATACATACGAAAAAATAGCTAAAACAATTGCAACAACCCAAATAGGTACAACTGTTTTATGTTTATATCCTACTCCAAATTGTCTAAATCCGCCGTCTTCCGTATAAGCAAATCCAGGTTTCAATAAATGAACCATTGTAAATAATATCAAAAAAATAAAAATGGCCGCGGTTGTTTTATGAGAACGAATATATTTTGTTACAAGCATTTATATTATGTAAATACAAAAAATCTATGCGTCATCCCCAAATCCATCATCGGATTCATCGTCAGAATAGAATTGGCCATCGTGGAAATTTGCCTTCAACGACCCAATGCCAAAACCCATATCTTCTTCATCATCTTCCATGTTCTCCAAATCGGCAATACCTTCTTCGCCAATCGTTTCTTGCATAAAGTCTTCTGATTGTATCATCATAAAATCGGCCTTTCTGATACCATGTTTTTGTATATCAATCATGTCTTCTTTCTCTTGTTCTATCCGTTCTCGATCACTTACCTTCTTATCATATACAAACAATCCTTTTTGTTGTCCTACATTCCATTCATCCAATTTGAACTTCTTTTTCATATCTTCAATATCTCTTTCATCTTTACTTAATCCTTCGAACCGTTGAACAATTCGATTTTTCTCGTTCTCTTTTCTTTTGCGAATGGCGTTTGATATTGTCTCATAAGAAATATCTATTTCGTGCTTATTCTTTCTTGCAATATTAATGAATGCCAATAGCAATTTTGCGATTCGTGTCTTGAGTTCTTCTTTATTACCTATATCTATTTGAATTTCGGCAATATCATTACCAGTTTCCTCATACTCTTCATTAATATCTCTAATTTCGGTACTAAATTGTATAGACATGTCTTTTTGTTCAGCGATTTTTTCACGGCTCGATTTTTTCTTTTCAAAAATGTCTGTTCGAATTAATTCTGGGTCATCTGTTGCAATAATATATTCATGAATTACTGATAAAAATACATAGTCTAGTAAAAAGATAATGGTTTCTTTATCAAATAAACTAAAATATTCTCTATTATATTTCATCATAGGTGTTTGTATAGGAAGGTTCTCAAAAAATAATCTTAGATCCACAAATTTTTCGCGTATTTTCAAAATCAATAAATTGATTACTTTATCTTGTTTGAATTCTCCTAATGGTTCATAATATTCTTTTTTCGATTTGAAAATCCTGTCTATATCAAACTCTGAAAAATCAATATGATGTTCTGGATAGTGGAAATTAATATCAATATTGGTTAATAACATATTTGGAAAAATGCGCGTCATTTCATCCACAGTATTTTTCATAAAAGTAGATATTTTATATAGATCATCAGAAGCCCACTTTTGAACGAACGTTTCAAAAAATGATTCTAAACGAGTAAACTCTGTTTTGCCTAATTTACCATATTTTTTCAAAAATATGAGAACCTGAGGTTTAAACTTCTCCTTAATAATTCCCACAAGTGTATTCTTCAATACATTAATTGCCGCAATCTTTTCCTTTTCTGACTCGGGTATCTTAGAATCATCGTCTAGAGGAGTTGAAATAGAGACCAATTTTGTTTTGTCATATTTTTCGAGAACCGTCATTAGTTTTTCCTGTAATTTGTGATCTATAATCGGTGATTCTTGGTTCTCAAATAATGCCAACATATCCTTTATCATTTCGACAGCGTTATATCTCGGTTTTTCATATGGTATTACAATGTTTCTTTTATTTATAATACGCATTAATTCATGTAACTGTACTATGCTAAAATTCTTGTCGGCTTTTTTCAAAAACGCAATTTTTTCTAGCAAGGTCCATTGCTTTTTATAGTCTGTCGGTATTTCTGTAAAAAAGTGATGAAAAACGCTAGGAATATGTTTTCCTTTATCTAACCCGCAATAAAAAATAAATGCTGCATAAATATTTTGCTCTGAAAAATCGTGTGATACAACTGGATATATGGATGTTGAAGCTCTAGGATCAAACAACATTGGCGCTTTTGATACTACACTTACCATATCTACCATCTTTGAAATGGCCGCAATGGTTCTCAAATATTGTCCGATTTCTTCATTTTCTTTTACAAAGTATTTTATCGGGTTCTCCATTTTATCATTACAACAGGCATTTTGTAAAAACGGTTGTCCTGTCGAAATGGTATTTAAAATCATTGGTTTATCCTTTACTATTTTTTGTATTGCTTCCACAATACCATAAGAATAATATGAGATTTTGGCTTTTAAAACAAGTAAATCATTATGTTGATCTTTATTGCCTTTCTTCATAAGTGAAATAAGCTCGTTTTTGAAATCAGCCGAAACACTTCTTAATCCGCCAATAATATTTGTATCTATGATAGGTGGCAAAAAGTGTTTCCATTTTTCAATATTGTGTTCATCTGGTATGTCTTCTTCTGGATTAGATATAAGAAATTCGCGCTTTTTCAAATATCGTTCATCTATTTCGACAATTTTGAGAACCGAAGAAACAATTTTTTTAATTTGTTCAAATATCATATCGGATGTCATTTTGCGAATTGCGTCCCATGGCTCGAATTCCGCCTTCATTTTATTTATAACACAAGCAATATATCGAATACCACTCGTATCTTCTTCTCCAGTAAGTGGGTATCCCTTGAAGGATTTGACACAACCAGGCATAACGCGTTTTGTTGAAAAGGTAGGCACTTCTGTTTGTATAACAGTGAAAAGCGACGCTGCAGTAATTACAATCGTTAATTGATTCGCACGTTTTTTATATGGCGGTAATTTAACACCCTTTTTCTCCTCTTCTTTTTTTGCTTGTTTATTATATGCTTCTTCATCAATAATTAATTTATCACAAACTGAACTAGCAACACGAACCACAATTCCTCGAATAGTGTCAGTAGATATTCCCATGTTTTTTGAAATGCCTGATAAAATATCACAGATAATTTGAGAACGTGGATTTTCACACACTTGAATAGGAACAGAAGGTTTTAACAAGTTTTCGAGAACCTTTTCATCTTCCCTTTTTTCAATAAACGCATGAGTAGATATCTTAAACCCCGCTTCATTGTATCCTTCTTCATCGGAATATTCAATCATGCGAATCATAAATCCACTATATTTATCTTCAATCATATTACCCGAGTCGCTTCTTTTGCCATGAGTATGACATATTTCTTCTAATTTCAAATTATAATTACCGCCACTTATATAACAATATGCTAATTCATATAAAAAATCTGGTAATAATTTCGTATTTGTTTCTTTACAATATTTCCAATGTTGATGTTCTTCCAAGGATTCTAGTGGTTCTCTACAAAATGTATCAAAGAAACGAACTATATCTTGCTGTTTTTTAACAAAATCGTCTTGACCTAAAATAAGACTACGTAATTCAATATAAGGCGATTGAATTATTTCTTCTCGTTCGGTTAAAAGAGAACCTAACGCATAACAATAATTATTCACTTTTTCTGATTTTACTGAACGAATGCGCATTCTGCGGTGAAGATAATGAATATGTTTAACAATATCTGTTTCTAATTTATTTTTCATTTCTTCAGAGGACATTTCATATCTACGATCAAATTCCTTTGCGATTTTCTTATTTGCTATTTCGCGCATTCGTCTTGCAACATCGTCTTCGCTTTCGCATTTGTCATATCCAAGTGGGTCACGTTTTATCGCGCATTTACTCTCTTTATTACAAAACATGTCTTTTGTATCAATAAACGATTCGTCATCCACATCTTCTTGATGAATCCAATTGTCTTTTTTCCTTAAATAATAACTCTTTTTGGCTCGAACATTGGCTTCTTCTTCCAAGTCGTCTTTCTCTTGTGAAGACATATCACTTTCTTCGTCTGATTTACTCAAACGAGGCTTTATTTCCAAAATAGCATATTCGCCATCGACGATTTGTTTCTTGCCCACAATAAGCTGTTTTGCCAATTCAACGGATTTATTACGAGGACAATCGTGTTTTTGAACCAAGTTCTCGGCAAGAAATCCTACAAATTTTTCAGGAAGCATTTTTTTCTTATCATCCTTGTATTTATTCAAAATATGGTATGGTGTAGTATCAAACTCTGTATCATAATACGCAGTGGAATTATTGTCTTTTTGAAGGTCGGCAACAGAAGCATATCGCTTTACTAATATACGTTTATTACAATCTTCGGCCTTTACTTTTTCTAGTTTATCCATATCATCTAGAGGTTCATTAAAAATATTTGTCAAACTATCGGGTGTCATTAAAGCTGACATTATAGAACCTAATAACTTACCAAAAAGAACACCATTATCATTTTGAATTATCTTTTCGAGAACCTCGATTGATTTATATGATTTTTCCAATATCTCTTTTGTCGGAAGTTTGTATCCATTCAAAAACAATTCCAAAATATCATTTTTTTCTAATAATAGCCGAAGAATATGTAATGTTTCGGCTTGAATATTAAATTTCGCGATAGACAAAAAGGAAAAGTCTTTACGTTTCTTTTCTAATTCCGCCTTTCTTTCTTTTATTTGTTCAATAATAAAATAGCGAATTTCCATATATTGCTTATAAGAAATGTCATTGGAATATACCATATATGGTTCTAAACTTTGAACGACTGATACAAAAGATAATTTATCCTTGATATGTTTTCTTACTAGACGAATCAATGTTCTCGTTCTTGGTATAATGGTTCTCAAAAATTGTTCGAATTTTCCATCATCGTCATTTCTCATAAGTTCATCAGAAAGAACATAATGACGCATACTTGTCATAAACTCATCATCATTGTCATAGTCCAATTCTTTTGTTAAATCATCAATAATATATGGAATTATTTTCTTATTTTTTCTTAATAAACGAAATAACATCATGTTCTCATTATTTAAATTTGCCCTGTCTAAAATATTCGTGCTTGGCATATCAATTCGAGAATAGTTTACTACAGCTGCAGGAAACATGACGAAAGATTTAATCGCCATTTTATCAGCGTGTGTCATTTCATTAGTAACAATCGTATCTTTACCACCTATTTTTTTTTGGACCAATCGATTCAATCCTAAATTATAAGTTTGAATAACAAATTGTCTTTTGACAAGAGCAAGCTGTTTTGAAGTAAGAATTACTGAACTATTAAATTCATTCAGATTATCAACGATCGCTTCTATATTTGTGAGAACACGTTTGTTTTGTAAAAAATTGGGTATTTCGTCTGGGTTCTCAAAAGGGGTCATTAAATCTGCTAATTGTCTGTATAAATTTACATATTTCGATTCATCTGTGATTGAATTATTCTTATAATAAACATCGCGCTTTAATTTTTCTTCATACTTGATTGAATCATCTAGGTATTCTATGAGAACATCATCGCTAGTGGCTTCTAAATATTCATCGAAATTCTTGCCACGATTGATATATATCTTCTTTTTTGTGGAAACAACAGGCATGAACCAGCGAAACTTTTTATCCAAATTTTTAATATGGTCAACCAATGGCTTATGGAGGTTGGGATCATTCTTTTTATAGTTTCTTACATTACCATTTTCATCAAAAATTGAGAACATATCTCGAAGTTCTCGAAATCTCTCAAGTAAGACATGAATCTTTTCCATAATGTTTTTACTGCGTTGTGCGCTGGGTATAGTGGACAATAGTTCATCTAATAAACTGTTTATTTGGATATCAATACCATAGCGTTTTTGACTATCAGGTATTTCGACAAACTGAGTAATTGCTTCTAAATCTTCGCCATAAATAATACCCTTTGACTTGGTTACTATATTTTGAAGTGCTTTGAAAACGTTTTCTTCTACTTCTGCGCTGTCATCAGCATCTATCACATATTCGCCTGTTTCTAAATAATCAACTGATGGCTCTTTTACTTTTTCGAGTGAGTCTATAATGGTATGTTCTGGTAAATTACCAATAGTAGCCAATCCTTTTACAGCTTCAGGTTTGTCACGAATGAGTATTTGTTTTATAGGTATATATTCAGGTAACCCCTTGTATTCAAAATCGATGAAAATTGTTTGTAGGTCAGGAAATGTCATGATTTCAATTTGGTCTTCTTCTAAACTGACGATTTCGCCGGTAATAATAGTTGGAATATCACCCGCAATGTGAATTTCAATCCAAGTGCCTTGTAATAAATCATTTTGGCGGGCATAACCGGCATGTTCGCTCCGATTGACTAGATGTATTTCTGTGATGGATTCGTCCATGAGCGCACCCGTTTCTTCGTTTTTATTCAATTGAACTTCTTCTAATGTTGCAACATTAATAAGTTGAATACGTTGTTCATTTATATAGGTAATAAAAAAATGTGATTCATTTAGCTGACTATTTGTTGGACTAATAATTTCAATAATATCTCCTAATCTGAGTTTAAAATTTGCGTCCGATTCTGATGACGGCGTATTTGTTTCATTTATTTCGACTTCTGATTCTGATTCTGATTTTTCTGGTTCATTGTCCATTTCTTCTTCCGTAGACATTATTATAATATAAGGATACAATTTCTAAATGGTATAGATGAACTAAAATATTATTATGTATGATTATAAATAATAATATTTATAGTTTGTCACGAAACGCTTGAATACACTTGCGTCGTTCAGCTAATATTTTTGCTGCTTGAACTTTTGTAAGATTTTTCACAGTTTTTGATTTTGGTGTTTTCTTTTTTGACGGAGTCAAAGGAGAAGGTGATTTTGAAGTCAACGCTTTTTTACTCTTTCTTATTTTTTTAATTTTGCCTTCTGTCTCTGGTTTTACTGATTTCTCTGGTTTTGCTGGTTTTGCTGATTTCTCTGGTTTTGCTGATTTCTCTGGTTTTGCTGGTTTCTCTGGTTTCTCTGGTTTCTCTGGTTTCCCCTTTTCTTTTTCACTATCAATTACGATATCTGATGGCTTTACTTTATCAATACATATACCTTGTTTATTTTTAATCTGACCCTTTGGACATCGTGTTTTTTTTTCTAAAGGCGGATTTTGTTCTTCTTCCATGTATCTATATTATAATATTATATTTTAGTGAATCTGTTTTCGAGGACCACAAGACGCTTCTCCAAAATCAACAATACAAATACTTGGCGAAAGCGAAAGCGACTGTGAAAGCGAAAGCGACTGCGAAAGCGAAGACGAATCGCACGATACCAAAACATTCGAACTATGTAAATCATTATGATGTAGTAATTGCCCCTTTAATTCTTTATCGATTGCATCTACTCGTTCATACAATTCTTTAATATTTGATTGTTGATATGAAATGTCCTTTAAGCGAATAAATGGAATATATTCCATTATTAAATATATTACTTTAAATTTATGTGATTCTGGAACAGGTTTATACCCACGAATTAAACCCCACGAGTATAATTCAGGTGAAATGAAATCAAGTTGTTTGTTCAATGTCCTTGCATAATTCTGAAACAAAATTTCGTTTTTTACATTTTGCTCAAAACTCCATTTTAGCTCATGTGAACGCCCGTCATAGATATATGTTTTCACTACACATTGCTTTCCATTATATTCTGTTTGAAATAGTTTAACAACCACTCCGGGACGACTTGTATTTTTTGAAAAATGGTTGTTTTTTTCCAGACACTCTATTACCAACTCCTTATCTTTTGATTTTGATAAACAAAAATCAACGTGGTCTTTCATACAATCAAGTTTTATAAATATAGACTTTATATCTGCATCATTATACTCTTTACCTAAGACGTGTTTCAAATAGCTTGTATAATACCGGTTATTATTCAATGTATTATTTTGCGAGTTGCGCGATTTACTATAGCATTCATGTACTTCGTCGTCTGTTACTGATACGTTTATGCTTAATGGTGCGAGGTTTCTTAATATTCGTATCATTATATAATATATCTTATTATTCCATTGTAATCATATCAATTTTACAGGTCATTATATTGATTTGATAAAATTGATTGACTTTTTTATAATATTATATATATCAAATATTTAATCGAATAATGACTCTTACACGAGAACAAGCTATCCTGTTGAATCGGAATAAATTGAACGCAGGCATCATTTCATATATTGAAGGGGTTGGACCATTATATGAGCAAGATATTTCATTCCTTACAAAAAATAGAAAAACGCAGAATACAGACACGTTTATTATGACAAACCGCAACAATCTTTTAGATGCATATTTACTAGAGAAAGAGAGAAAATTGAAAGAGAATCGAAGAAAAGAGAACGCGTTTACTTGGGCTGACTTGATCGAACAAGAAAAAGCGAAGGCCACTCAAAAACGTGTAGATAAACAGCGAGAAAAAAAGAGACAAATTGAACAAAGAGAACTAGAAAAACAGCAACAATTGGAAAGACAAAGACAAATAGAAATAGAAAGACAAAAGCAATTAGAATCAGACCCGTACGATTATTCAGATGACGAAGATGAAACAGAGGAATTGTTCTTTCAACTGGACGAACCGAAACATAAATCAAATCACTATAAGAAAATGCTAAAGTCGTTAATGAGGCTATCTCGATTTTAGATATTTTGATTTACATGTTTTTGGTTAGATATTAGATAACAAATAAAAATTATACACCTTTTTTTACATTTCAAAATCCTGTATTTATCAAAAAATTATCAAACCGATAAGTGTAACTTACATTTGTAATTTTATATTCATTATCAACCAAATCATATACATTTATTTCGTAATCAAAATATTTGAAATCAATTGATGTTCTATAAATGTTTTTTAACTCATTTTTTGCTTTTTCTAAATCAGCATAAAATGCCACAATACCCGCATCATTCTTTATCACAAATATTTTATTTGACATAATTATATTATATGATATGAACCCTTTATATTATTTATTACTATAAAAAGAAAATCATATAAAGATTTCACATGTATTATAGTAATCATGTCTGAATTCGAACTCTCATATATAGATTATACTCCCGATTTGATCACTTACAATAGTGACAAAATCAAAGCCAAATCATATACACCAAAAAATGGAACAACAGAATATAAAATTTTCAATTGCGATGATGAATCCGTTTCAGAAAATGACATCGCTTTAGGAATATATAAATCAATTGTTGTCAATCCAGACGACAACACAATCCTGTGTTTTACTCCACCCAAGACAGTAACCATGGATTTTTTTAAGGAAAATAATCCTGACGTGAATTCGCCTGATGTCCTAATAAATGAAATCATTGAAGGAACCATGCTCACCTTATTTTACGATCCACGCATTGAATCATGGGAATTGGCTTCAAAAGGTGCAATTGGGGGTAACTATTGGTTTTATAGAACACAATACAAACAGTCGCGATCGAATCCGGCGCAACCCACTTTTCGAAAGATGTTTTTAGAAGCATTTCGAGCATGTGACGATGAAGACATTAATAATTTGGCGTGTCTTCAAGAATTGTCGAAAGAATATTGCTATAATTTTATTGTACAACACCCGTCAAATCATATTGTTTTACATATTGAATCGCCCGTTGCGTATTTGGTTTCAGTATATCATTTAAAGGGTGGAACGGTTACTGCGATTCCTGCAACCGTATATGAAGAATGGAATTGTTTTTTAGGCATTCGTGGTCTAGTCGAATTTCCAAAAAGATTTGATGAAGATTCATATGATAAACTAGAAGAAGTATATTGTTCTACTGGATCGCCTCGCGATAAAGTCGGGTTAATGTTTACGAATCTAAAGACAGGAATGATGGCTTCACTAGAGAATCCAACCTATAAAGAAGTAAGAGAGTTGCGAGGTAATAATCCAAATTTACAATATCAATATTTGTGTTTGTTGCGTATGGGTAAAGTAATGGATTTTTTGAATTTTTTTCCACAATACAAACATGTGTTTTATCGGTTTTATAAAGAGTTTCATGAATTTGTTACGAATGTTCATCAATCCTATATTTCATATTATGTGAGAAAGAGCGGACAACGAATATCAAAAAAGTATTTTCCTTTGATTTATAAATTACATCATGAAGTCTTTTTACCAAGTTTAGTAAAAAGAGAAGGTGATAACGATAACGATAGCAATCGAATCATTATGCGAAGAACCGAAATAGGGAAACGATTGGTCGAAATGCCACCAAGTGAATTAATTTATTATTTGAATTATAATAAGGATGAACCTAAAATAGAATAGATAAACGAATAGATAAACGAATAGATAAACGAATAGATAAACGAATAAATAAACGAATAGATGTAAAAATACATTACATATAAAAAATAATAAATACAAATTATTTTTTATATACAAATGGATACACACGATATTTATTGTCTGAATTTTACAAAGAATCCAGAAGAAAAGAATGAAAGAAGGATCGAAATGGAAAACAAATTCAATCATTTCGATTTGCCCGTTTTTTTTTATTCCGGTGTAAAAGATACGGATGATAGAATAAGTTTTGTTGATAATAAACATATGCAGAGAACATGGTCTATATGTTATGGTCATTTGGATATGATGAACCATTTTGTAAATAATTCAGAAAAAGAGTTTATCATTTTATGCGAAGACGACATTATTATACATAAGGATTTTACAAAGAATCTTCCAAAAGCATTGAATGTAATGAAAACACACAAATTAGATATATTATTATTGGGTTATTTATGTTCCAATCCTGTACATACATATTCAAATTTTCCAGAAATATTGACAAAATATTCAAATGATACATTCCAGATATTGGAATATATTGAAGATACATGGGGCGCACAAATGTATATACTGACTAGGAATAAAGCCAAAGATATGCTATCAAAATACTATCATGACTACGCAAAACGAACGCTAACTGATTCATCATTGATACCATTTAGTTCAGACTGGATATTGACAAAAGATGGAAAACGCGCCTTACTATATCCATTGATGGTAATTGAAAATGGCAATACTGATTATCAAGATGAAGGGCAGCAAACCAGTCGAATCAATTGTTATAATTTTTCATTTAAGCCAAATACATTTATCTAAAAGATATATGTAAAATAATATAATGACAAATGGATATTATATATAATGAAAAAAAGATCTAAAAATATTAAATCAGAATCAAAATCAGAATCAAAAACAGAATCAAAATCAAAATACCCCGATGAATGTCCTATATGCCTAGGGCCGTTAAAATATAAAGCCGGTACAAAATGTAATCATATATTTTGTGATATGTGTATTGTTCACCATTTAATCATCAAAAATACATGTCCTATATGTAGAGGAGAGTGTGATTCGAATGATATATTAGATCAGGTTAAACCGAGTCGAAAGAAAATTATCATAAAAAACGTAATATTACCATTCTTATCTGAGGATTCTCAAAATAATAGAGAACTTGAAGTAGCAATAGAACAACCAGAAGAACAACCAGAAGTAGAATCAGAAGAACAACCAGTAGCAGTAGCAGAACCTGAAATACAAAGCAACCGACCAGAGTACATAACAAACCAAAGATCATATTTTGCAGAGATATTCCTCCATATTAAGGTAATATGTCTTATTATATTTAACATATACATATGGTGTCATTTATTTCAAATTTTCTGTAAAAGTGTACATAATAAATACGCAATATAGAATAATACCCAGTCTAAGTGAATAAACAAATGGGTGAAATACGTATCTTTGCCTTATGTTTTCGTATTGCTTCCATATGAAATTGGCGATGTTCGCAATCTGTTGCATAATGAATATGTTGTTGATAAGATATATTCTTTGTAAATGGTCTACCTATAGCGCTCTCATTCCTTTTAATCTGGTCATCAGTTACATAATTACAAATATTATTTATACGCCAATTATATTCACAATCAATGAATTTGCTCTTTTTATAAATAGCAAATCCATTGAACGCAGACTGACATTCCAATAAATCATATCTCTTTAGCGGTTTCAATTTATTATTCATATATTCTGTTATTTTTTGTACAATATCTTCGCCGTTCGGAAAATGCCAACAGCTCAATAGATAAGCATCAATCGACAAACCCCAAATATCATAATAAAACGGTTTATTATTAAACGATATTGAATCCCATGAAGACTCATTAGACATATGGTATGTTAGAGCTTCCATATCCATTTTACCGGCACATACATCATCCATATCCATGACAATAAAATACTGGAAATCATCACGGTTTTCCGCTCGAATATATTTTAAATATTCATTTCTAGCGTTTGAAATTCTTTGTGAACGCATATCTCTGTGAAAAATGTCTTCGTTCTCTAAAACATGGATTAATTCCATATTATATTTTGCCTTTTTCTTTTGTAAAATATATAAACTATTATCATTCATATTATCATACGCAATCACTATTTTATAATCATTGAATAATCCAATTAATTTATCAATATTTGAGAACACATTATCCAAAAAATTGCTACAATTTCTTACAGCTCCACATATATACACTTTTTTACCTAATGGTTTTTTTGGGGTATCAGTTATCGAGCCATTCGAAAAATCTATTGTAATGTTATTGGATGAATGGATTACATCAGGGGTTGGCAAAGGCGGAACCGGCGGAGCAAGAAAAGACTGAATGTCATTCAAATATATTTTTGTGAGAACATCTTCGTATTTTTTCATGAATGTCTTCGGTTCCATTAACGTCAAAAATTGTTTACGAACCATCGATTTATAAAAATCCAATTTTTCCGGTCGATTTACCAGATCAGCCACAATATCTACATATTCATTCTGTGAATAAGCAACCAGTTCAGACAATCCACTATTTATAAGAATCGAACTAGATACATTATGTACATGTCTATTCATGTTATACAACGTTACCACTGGAATGGAATTAAATAAACTATTACATGTAATGGTTGTTCCTGAATATGGAAACGAATCTAATAATATGTCAAATTCTTGGTATAATGTTTCATAACCCTTATCAAATAGTTGTTCTCGAATGATGATGCGATCCTTATCCACATTTATTTTTTTCAAATAATATTCTGTCCTTTGTTGAACATTATCAAAAGATTCTATTTTTATAAACAATACTGTATTTGGACAGCGGTCTAGAATCTGTTTCCATACATGAAATAGATTATCGTTTAATTTCGCCTCTTTATGACAACTACCTAACACAACACGACTCCCAACTGTTTTTTTGGGGTTTACTACAAATGGATGTAATGGGTCAAATAATAAAAAGCAATTGGGCATACGTATCAACTTTTCAGAATATTGTTGGGTACTCTCAGGATGGTCGGCAATAAAATCTGTTAGTCGATAATCGATGGACGTTAAACCAGTTGTATTTGCATATCCGAGATAACTAATCTGAATTGGAGCAGGATGATATGTAAATACATCTAAGCGATGGTCTGAAGTATGTCCATTCAAATCAAATAAAATATCTATTTTTAATTTGTGAATCATTTTTGCACATTCTACCGTGTCAGTGCCATAAATGATATGTGTAGGTAATCGTAAATCTGTGAATAGCTTTGCTATATTCTGGTCATTTGAAAAAAGATAGATATCAAATTTGGTTCGATCATGATGTTTTAAAATAGGCAATATAAAATTGGCGACACTATGTGGATTAAAATCCGCTGAAAGATATCCGATTTTTATCTTTTGATTCGTGGTTAGAGTTCGTTTATTATTAAATGAGAACATTGGTTTTTCGGGTAAAAGCTCATTCATATGTAAAAATTTTTGAAAAATTTGCCTATCGTTATTGTATAAGAAATCCTGTAAATATAAATAGGTTCCAAAGGATAATATTTTTTTAGAAAGAGGCAAATTGAATTTATTTGCCAAGTCAATCGCTTTTTCTATATATTTAATTGCGTTGTCAATGTCGCCAACATGTGAATACATATACCCAGCGTCCTGATAATTATTATATTTTTCCATTTTTTCGTTGTCTGTAATTGCCCTTTTTCGACAAGAACATTGTATCAAAAATAAGACATATTTTATACAATTTTCATATCTGGCTAATGAAAATCTAGACCGAACTAGCATACCCACAAACTTCGGGTTATGTGTCATTTTATCAAAAACATTGTTTTTATTTATATGCTGCATGTGCTCATAATTGCCTCGTTCAAATAATATTTGAAATAGGTCAATCAGATTATCTTCGAAATCCGGCTTCAATTCATATGCGATTTTATGCCATAGGATTGCTTTATCTTCTGATATAGGTTTCATAATACCAGCCATTTTATAATATAATATTGGGTCATCTGGATATAAAATAATGAGTTTGGACAAGACCTCTTCTTTTATTTCATGACTCGTGGTTTTGGATATAATATTGAACGCTGGTTTATATATCAATTCTTTATTTTCAATTATATTCTTTGGAATTTTTATGAAGGAATTATAAATAGATAAAAACTCTTCCATATTTATGTATAATTATATTGTCAAATTATTTATAAATTATTTTATAAATCATTTATTTTGGGTTTTGGATTTTCTGGTTTTGGATTTTAGTATTTGCTATCAAATAAATCGCGCGATCACTTAGGATTCGCCAGCTGCGTATACACATCAGACAATCTACATAAACTTTGAATATATTTCATTGTATGTTCTTTATTTTCTTCACCTACATTACGGACAGGTTCTCTAAGCTTATCAATCGCCTTCATAATTTCACCTGCATTCGCCATATACGTCAAATCCGCATTGTAGTCTTTTTCGAAAAAAAACGTAAGATCACCTTTATCAATGACATCCTTGTATTTTTGATATACAAAATATTGCCATGCCTTTATAATACATGTGGGGTTTGCTCGTTTAAAGAATTCAAATCCAGTTTTTGCGCTTTTTACATCTTCATTTTCTGGAAAAATAGTAATTATATCTTGAATAAATTCGAAAAAAAGATTATTGAATGCCTTTAATACAGTGGATTTGTCGCTCATGTAAGTGTATATATTTATTTTTTTTTAAATCATTTAATATAATATTAATATTATTTTGTTCGAATAAAATATATGAATAAAAATGAGAATTACTCATTGTAATTGTCTATTACATAGTCTAAATATATTAAAACTATTTCTTTATTGGCAACATCTTTAGATTTTCTTGGTTTTAACTCATTGTATCTGTCTCGTAAACTATTAAACATATCAAAGGTAAATATACTATTTATTAAACTTATAATTTCGTCTTCATTTTCGCTAGCGTTAACACAAAGATCTTCAAGTTTATTAATTAGTACAATTTTGTCAGAAAACAAAACTTGCATAGTATCAAACACTTCTGGTCGTTGATCAAATAATGATATTAACGCGTCATATTTTGATAGGGGCGGTTTATTCTTATACATACCTTTACGGTATACATGGTTTCTTGCCGCTTGAATACGATGATTGACTCTGTCACGACTGCGGCTGCGGCTGCGACTACGAGTACTACTACGACTGCCACTACGACTACTACTTCTGTTTTTACGGGTTTTTCTCTCATTCCCGTAGTTAACTCTGTGATAACCGCGAGCTATATCACCTTCATTCTTATTTTTCGCAGGACGTTCGCTTCTGCGCTTATTCTGTCTTTCAGCTGGATAGATGGACGGACTATCATGATAATAGATGGAGCTCATTTTATATATTAACAGTATATTTTATCTAAATATAAACCTTGATATAAAATTCAACAACCAAATAAATAATAACTAAACAAGTTCTCCACATTTTCAAAACCCAAAAGGCGTCGCGGGACCACTAGGATTAATATCGCTATTGCGTTTTTGCGTCAATGTTTCAATAGAAACGGATTCGCCTATTTTATCCGGACGATATGTATCCGGTGGAGTAGGAATCTTGTAAGGTTGATGACTCGCCGACACATAATTATACATTGGACGTTTATCAGACCGACTTTTTGCGCTTAAATCATCCGGTAATAAATCATATAATGTATATTGTTCGGACATGATAGCTACGCCCGCAGAAGACGCAGATAATGCCATTCCAACAGGTTCTCCATTTGATTGATGAGCTTGTTCTAATTTTTCTCTTGCAACTGGTTCAAAATATTTTATAATGTCTTGTCCAAAAATTGCCGAATAATTATTTTTTACAATTAGTAGCGCTGGAACACTATGAACATTTGGCGGCAACATTATTTTTTTACCATTTTCTAATTGAACAAATACTTGACCTGACACTTTGTCTATACTACGTTTGTCAATACATATTGCGTTTATTTTGTCAATCAACCCGAATTTTGCAATATATTGAACTGTCTTTTGCGAGTTAGGACAATGGTTACTATAATATAATATATCCATCTCGTAATATTATATTATTTGAAAAAGCTTTTTATGAATAAACGATAAATAACGTTTATATTGATTTTGCACACATAGAATAAAGAAGTCTATTTTGGAAATAGAAAATACCGTATCCTAAAGCAAGGAAAAAAGTTTGAAGGTAGAAGCTAAAGTCCTTCTTCTTGCTAATACCGATGAAAACTCCAGATAAAAGAGCAACAACAAAGAAAACAAATCCTACAACGGACAAGAAATAAAACCAAAGACAAAAGTCGCGATTCGCAATAGGTGAAAAAATGGAAGACAATTCTGTCATTTATAAACTATAAATAGATTTTTATATATTTGCTAAATAAACAATAAAAAAATAGATATTATATATATAATACTGCAATGGATAATTCATTTATATGGAATATAATAGAATCACATTTTAAAGATGATCCGCAATCTTTAGTAAGACATCATACTGAATCGTACAATGATTTTTTCAATTCAGGAATATATAAAATGTTTAAGGAAACAAACCCGATTCGTATTCAATCTAAATATGATCCTAATATGGCAAGATATGACCCCGTCGCAGAAAAAACAAATCCAGAATTAGGGTATGGTGAATATAAATCACAGGCATTATTATATTTGGGTGGAAAGGATGGTTCTCGCATTTATTTTGGAAAACCAGTTATACATGACGAAGGGCGTTCGCATTATATGTATCCAAATGAGGCTAGATTGCGCAATATGACGTATTCTATGACCATTCAATATGATATTGAAATTGAATATATTGACATATTAGACAATGGTGAGCTACCGAAAGCGGTTGGACCAGATAATATTCCATTAGGAGCAGGAGCAGACGATGGTGAAGAGTCTGAATCAGATGAAGAAAAATACGAGAACTTTAAGTCGAAAAAGATGAAGGATAAAGACACAGATAATGATGAATATACTGGTGGTGCCGGTGCAGGCAAACAGCCAATTAAAAGGCAAGTCAGAAAACAAGCGAATAAAAGAGGTGTCATAACACCTAAAGAAACTGCTTTAATGAGAGAAATGACGGAGCGCTCAATGGTTTCAAAGAATGTTCAAAAAACAACGGTTCTCATTGAAAAAATATATTTTGGCAAATTTCCAGTGATGGTTCAATCTGATTTTTGTATTTTAAAAGGGTTAAATCCTGCGACTCGATTTCAAATGGGCGAATGTCGAAATGACCTTGGCGGATACTTTATCATTGATGGTAAAGAAAAAGTCATTGTTCCACAAGAAAAGTTTGCCGATAACATGTTATACATTCGTAAAGACAATGATGATACATTTTTATATTCAGCTGAAATTAGGTCGGTTTCCGAGAACGTTTCGAAACCTATCAGAACATTATCTATTAAAATAATGGCGCCTAGCACAACACTCGATAATAATAATATAGTGGTTAATATACCCAATGTAAGAAAGCCAGTTCCTTTATTTATTCTTTTTAGAGCACTTGGTATAATATCAGATAAAGAAATCATTCAAATGTGTGTTCATGATATTGATAAGTATAGTGCCATGTTGGACTATTTCGTTCCATCTATTTATGAATCAGCCGGAATTATGACACAAAAAACAGCGATTGATTTTATTGCAATTCTTACAAAAGGCAAAACAACAGAAACGGTTCTCGAAATATTGGCCGATTATTTTTTGCCACATATCGGTGAAACGAATTTTGTTCAAAAGGCATATTATTTAGGTCATATAGTATTCAAACTGTTAAAAGTATTTGCTGGAATTGATAATGAAACGAATCGCGATAATTTTAAATTTAAACGCATTGAGACAACTGGTGTTTTAATTTCTGATTTATTTCGCGAATATTATAACATGCAACAAAAAGCAATTAAATTACAATTAGAAAAAGTTCTCTATTATAATCAAGATATATATGAAGATAATTTACCCAGTCTTATTAATGATAACCAAAATGTCTTTTCAGATAGAATCGTCGAGGCGGGTTTCAAAAAGGCATTTAAAGGTAACTGGGGTGCTCAACCGCATACAAAAAAGATTGGTGTTCTCCAAGATATGAACCGTTTATCACACAATACCATGTTGAGCCATTTGAGAAAAACAGCTCTTAACTTGGATTCAAGTGTTAAATTGGTTGGTCCTCGTGTATTACATGCTTCTCAATGGGGGTTTTTCGATCCAATTGATACACCTGACGGTGGAAACATTGGAATACACAAACATTTATCTATTTCGGCGTATATCACAAAAGGCATTTCTCGAGAACATATGATAAAATGGTTGAGAGAAAAGGTAAAACTCAAGTTTGTGGAAGAATGTTCTCACATTTTTATTTCACAAAATACTCGAGTCTTTGTTAATGGTTTTTGGGCAGGAATGTCAGAAGACCCTTTTCAAATGGTAAATTATATAAAATTATTTCGAAGAAACGGTCTGTTACCTATTTATATTAGTGTCTCTTTTGATATTACACAAAACACTATTTTTATTTATACTGACGAAGGCAGATTAACTCGTCCTATTTTCTATAAAGATACAGATTTGGGAAAATTTTTCTTTGAACAAGAAAAAAACACAATAAAGAATAAAATAAATGATGAAGAATTCACATGGGTAAATCTAGTTACCGGATTTAATGAAAAGAAAATCGAAGAGTTTCATCCAAACGACATGAAAATATATGAATTATATGAATTATATGAATTATATGAAGGTGTCGAGAAAGAAGTCAATCCGGCAAAGCTTGATAGGTTTATAAAAAATAAGGCAATCATTGATTATATTGATACCAGTGAAAGTGAAGATGTATTAATCTGTTTAAATATGAAAACATTGCTTCAAGAAGGTTCTCAAAAATACAGTCATCTTGAGATTCACGAGTCTCTCATTTTTGGAATGATGTGTAATTTAATACCTTTTCCACAGAACAATCCTGCAACCCGAAATTCTTTTTCTTGTGGACAAAGCAAACAGTCAGTTTCATTATATCATACAAATTATCAAGTAAGAATGGATAAATCTGCAGTAGTATTAGCGAATCCACAAATACCATTGATTAAAACACGATATATGAAAACAATTAATGGAGAAGAGAACATGTATGGTGAAAACGCCATTGTAGCAATTATGTGTTATACTGGTTATAATGTAGAGGATGCGGTGTTAATAAACGAAGGGGCGATTAAACGCGGATTGTTTAGAACGACTTATTATTCAACATATGAAACACATGAAGAAAAAGTATTAAATTCAGAAGGCAAGGTTGAAACAGAGAAAATATTTACAAATATTGAGAACGCAACGAACATAATAGGAACAAAGCCGGATTATGAATACAATCATCTAGACACATATGGTATTGTGAGAGAAGGAACCGAAGTCCATGATAAGATGGTATTGATTGGAATGTCCTCTCTGGCTGATCCGAAGCTAGGTTTAAGAAAGGATAATTCGAAAGTGCCAAAGAAGGGTCAATTGGGTATAGTAGATAAAACATTTATAACAGAGGGTGAAGAAGGAGAACGAATCGCAAAAGTAAGGGTTCGTGAAATCCGTATTCCTGCAATAGGGGATAAGATGGCATCGCGCGCTGGTCAAAAAGGAACGATTGGATTGGTCATTCCAGAATCAGATATGCCTTTTACTCGCGGTGGTATTATTCCAGATATAATTATTAATCCACATGCTGTTCCATCGCGTATGACGATTGGACATTTAGTTGAATGTATTACAGGTAAAGCATGTTCCGCAATTGGATGTTTTGGGGATGCAACTGCTTTTAATAATGATGGAACAAAAATAGCTCAATTTGGGAGAACATTGGTAAATAACGGGTTTCATTCGAGTGGAAATGATATATTATATAATGGAATGACTGGAGAACAAATAGAATCAGAAATTTTCTTTGGTCCAACCTACTATATGAGACTTAAACACATGGTAAAAGACAAGATTAATTACAGAGCCAAAGGTCCGAGAACAGCCCTTACTAGACAAACCGTTAGTGGTAGAGCAAATGACGGTGGGTTACGTATCGGCGAAATGGAACGTGATGGTATTATATCTCATGGTGCCACTAATTTTTTGACAGAATCTATGATGGAACGTGGTGATAAGTATTATATGTCAGTTTGTAATAAAACGGGTATGGTTGCGGTTTATAATCCATCAAAGAATCTGTTTATAAGTCCAATGGCGGATGGACCGATTAAATTTGTTGGAACGATTGCGGAAAATAATATAAAAGTTGAGAACATTACAAAACATGGGCGTAGTTTTAGTGTTGTTTGTATACCATACACATTAAAATTATTAATGCAAGAACTTCAATGTGCAAATGTTGCTCTTCGTATTATTACAGATGATAATATAGAACAAATTGAGAACATGTCCTTCTCTAAAAATATTGATTTATTAACAAAAAAGGAGAATAATACTGTCGAGTCTATTGTAAAAGAGATTCAATTGAATATAAGAAAAATGAATCAAGAACCTAATCTATTTGCTCCTGCCAATCAAAAGAATGATGATTTAGAAGGATATGTTCCTGAAAAACCTACAGAAATGATTCCTATTCCAGGATATTCTGATTCATCGCCTCCTTATTCATCGCCTCCTTATACATCTGAATTCAATCCTGCGTCACCCGCATATGCGCCCGGATTGAACCCTTTAGAATCGCCACCTTATGGTCCTGAAACTAGTATTAATACAGAGTCGCCACCTTATGCGGCAGAGTTCAATTCTAACTCACCAGCGTATGCTCCTGTGTCACCTGAAGAAGAAATGAAAAGCGGTGGAGCTATAAATGATTATCATATCGGTCAAATGGTCAGTTTACGTGGACATGTAACTGGTGGAAAAGCAATTAATTGGAGAATACTAGATATAACACCAGAATTTACAACAGTATCCAATGATGACGAAATGCTTGTAGTTGATAATAACGAGATTTCTCCATATATACAACAACATCAGCAACATCAGCAACATCAGCAACAATATTATAACCCCAATCTTATGCAACAATCATATGATCAGATGTATCAAATGCCATTAATCAAACCAGAAGAAAAACCAGTTGCGCCTGTAAATGTGGTTGTGGTTACTGGTGATAAAAATGAATTGTCTGGATTAACAAGTAGCAGTTCTAATGACATTCAAAGTGGTGGTAAACATAGTAAGTCTGACAGTAATAGTCAAGAAAAACAAACAGAAAAACAAGCAGAAAAAAAAGGTGGAGAGTCAACAGGATCATCCATACTTGATTTTACAAAAAGCTTTTTCATTAAAAAAGTGGATAATTAGAGGGTTCGGGTTCAATCATAAAATTGATATTCAAATCATTTAAATATCATTTAGTATATTATATAATGGCATTATCAAGCAACCGCATTCTTAGCATTTACAAGTCACGCAATACGATTATTGAACAATTGAAAAATCTAGGATATGATACATCGGATTATGCCGAATTTAGCATTAATGAAATCGACGCGATGAATACAAATAATCAATTGGATATGCTTATTTCAAAGGAAGACGGTCAAAAGATATACATTAAATATCTATTGAATATAAAACAACTACGTAAAGATAATTTAGATCAATTGATAGAAGATTTATATGATATTGAAAATGTTTTAGAAAAAAAAGATACATTGGTCATAATCGCAAACGAAGAGCCGAATGAGACAATTACACAAAGGATAAAATATCTATATGACCAATCAGGAATATTTATTGTATTACATTACATCAAACGGCTCCAGTTCAACCTTTTGAAACATGTACTGGTTCCTTCAGCAAAAATATTAAAGGACGAAGAAGTTGAATCATTAAAATTAACATATAATATGAAAGCGCTGACAGATTTACCAGAAATATCTAGATTTGATCCACAGGCATTGGCAATGTGCTTAAGACCAAATCAAGTAATTAAGATCGATAGAAAAAGTGATACAGCTTTAGAATATAATTATTATCGAGTTTGTGTGTAAAAATAGTATCTTTATTATATAAATGCCGGAGCAAACATATAATATAGGTTATAATTCAAATGATTTTTTTTATAAAACAGGCACAGAGAATACCTTACCATTCAATATTCCAAATTTAAAGTTATGGATAAATAGCATTACCTCTAATACAGTCACTACTGATACAATCGACTTATTTGATAATAATGTAACGAATGTTGTATTTAAAAATAAGGATAAATTTATTAATGATTATTTACAAGGTAATATAATATTAAGTGGATCTTTTAGTGATTTTAAACCGATTACAATGGATCAAACAACGATTGCTAAGAATAGTTCTTATACTGACATTACTAACAATTTACAAATAGGAAGTATTACATTGAATTCAGAATCTAGCGATCCTATAACTTTTGAATTAAATAAGGAGTCAACAATTGAATATAGAACGAATAGTCTTGGATTATTAGGTAATGATATTTCTTTAAACGCAGATATAACAGGTAACGCAAATGTAGAAATTAATGAACCTGATGATACATCAGGACCATCTTTTCTTACAGCTACTACTTTGAATCCTAGATGTAAATATAAGAAAAATTGTACAACGCACCATTGGCATTATAAAGATTGTAAAACACAAATAATTAGAAATGAGAATGGTTCATCATATTGTAAATGTGTTTGTAGCGGACCAAAGACGAATGACGCAACGCCACATAGTCATTGTTCTCCATATAATATAGGTGTTGATGGAACATCGAAAGAAGGCGAACCGAATAATGTGCATTTTAGAAATTTGTTATCCGGAATAAAAAATATAGTTGTTTCTATGACAAAACAATCTGATACAGTAACAGGAACATCTAATAGTGGTTTTTCTAGTACAGAGTATACTTATAGTGACGACGCATTTAACAATAACGACAAAAATATTAGGACATTATTATATGAATATTATGAAAAACTAAATGAAAATAAAGCAATAAGTAACAAAATTATTGCTCATAATTCACAAAATAATACCAATAACCAAGCATTATTAGACGCAAACGTAAAATACAAAAAGGAATATTTGCATTTATTTAATATTTTCTCTGGTATATGCTTTGCTTCAGGATATATTTATGTGATGTATAAAACACAGGCAAAATAATTTAGCTATAAATATGGTTTTTTATTTATAGATAAAAATATGGTTAATATATAAATGGGGGATCCATTCACCAAGTTCTATAATATATATGTGTCTGACAAAAAAGCGACATGTTCTACTGGTACTCCGCCTATATCAAAGATTTACGAAGATAAAACCCCATTCGATCGTACAAATTATAATACTGTTTTAGAGAAGAAAACATTATTTGAAGTTTCAACATACATCAATAAATTATTGGAAGCATTCACTGAAGATTACAATATATTATCTATATGTCATGGGTATACAAAAGCGAATAAGATAATATATGATGATAATCAACTTATTACTGATTCAACACCAAAAAGAGCAGTACTTACACTACCTACAGTATGTACCGATATGTTTGACATGACAACATATAAATATAATACACCATCAGATAAAAAATTATTATGCCAGCAATTTGAAGATTTAAATAGTTTGATAACAGATTTCAAAGGTATATTAGCCAGTTGTAAAGTGTCTACCTCAGATAAAACCCATCAAGTAGAATATGAGGAACTTATTAGAAGTTATGATAATATGATAAAATTACGTAATGAACTTAATACAAAAATGAACGAGTTATATTCGGTGAGAGGGTATAGATTAGATAACTCAAAATTATATTTAGATTCAACTGTTTATACAAGTGTTTTGTGGACTATTTTAGCAACAACTTTTATATTTTATATTTTTAAAAAAATGTAAATCAATATATGTATACATATTATAATATAATATGTATAAAACATTTGAAGGATTTACAAAGTTTTCTGTATTTGAAGGATTGGATCAAATTGTAGTATCTGAAATAGAGAAAAAAATTGGTGTTGGTGAAGGATTAAAAAGTGATGTAAATATAAAAAGTGATAAGATTATAAAGAATAATCAACAAATAAGTAGTAACATTCAATCATATAATGACACTATCAATGATTTAAAATCAAAAAACAACATATATCATTATAATGATACACTAGACTCACATACGATAGTTGGATACAATACACCGAAAGATATTAAATCAGCAATCAATAATGATGTAAATGAATTAAGACTGTATCAAAATTCCATATATATTACCGGTATTATTGCCTGTTCTACTTTATTAATATCAGCAATATTGATTAGTAAAAAATAATCATATATAATATAATATTAGTATGGGTCTTTCTTCTTCTTCAGAGGTCGCACTTAAAGCACTATCAGATCCGAAGGTATTTACGACAGACGTCGATCAAAATATACAGACAACAGCATTAGCTACTTTAAGTGCCAATGTCAGTGATGTAAATGCCAAATTGACTTTAACATCGAATAAAATGGATGGCTCGGTGATTGAACAAGATAAAGTAAACAATATTATAACTACTGAAAAAACAAGATTAAATACTAGAAAAACAGCAATTGATGATGCAATTACGTCGCAAAATAGAATTATATACTTTAACAATAATACTAGAAAAGTGTATGAAGCCTATATAAAAATAGTAATTGTTTTAGCGATTACTTTAGCAATTATATGGGTAATACGACTTGTTGGAACAAATCAAGAGTTTATTCCGGATTGGATACTTGATATTTTATTCATTGCAACAATATCAATCTCAATAATTATTATTTATAATTATTATATCGATATTCGTATTCGAAGCAGATATAATTTTGATGAACTCAATCTTGATGCTCCACCAGTTACATCTACTGATTCGATAAACAAGGGTAATGGTAGCAATCTATTCGATGGAATATCTACATGTATTGGTGCGGACTGTTGTACTGGGTCAATGACATGGAATGAAGACATAGGTAAATGCGAAACCCAAACCCAAACCCAAACCCAAACCCAAACCCAAACCCAAACCCAAACCCAACCCTTTACAACCATATCAGAATCAGGTATAGAAGGGTTAACCATGCCACCTGACTTAACCGAACCTAAATCAACCACTGCACCTAACTCGATTGCTAATTTATCGCCTATAAAAATACATAAGCCCGTAGAAAATAAGGATCATTTTATTAGTCAAATAAAACCGGATGATGCCTTTGAATATAGTGATTATTCACCATATAAATAATATAATAATTATATATAATATTATATTATTTATGGATATTACTGCTATTAAAAATAATAGAGAGGAAAAAATAAAGATATTTCAAACCCATATAATAAATACATATACAGCATTAAAACAAAAGGTAACAGATGAAAATAATAGATTAAAAAATACATATGATAAATATACTGGCGAACATTCGGCAGATGCACAAAAGTCAAAATATGTAGGATTATCAGAACAGATACTTAAAAATATTTATTTTTATTCTTTTTGGATATATATTGTATTATCACTTGTATTATTTGTATTTGTTTATAATAATCAATCGTTTTCTATGATAATCAAAGTATTATTATTTGTAACCATCTTTGGATTTCCATTTTATATTTATTTTCTTGAAAATTTCACATATATCATCTGTATGTACTTATATAATATAATAGTTTCTACTATATATCATAATGGTTACTCAAATACATCTATAGAGTATGGTGGCGAAATGTTACATGAAGTCATGTCGCAAACCGCAAAATCGCCACCATTATCTGTTACCTAGAATTATTTTATCTTGCAAATATTTTTCTGTTGTAATACTCTAGAATGGGTCATCAATATCATTCTCGTCAATTGTATCATCGCGTTCATTGTCATATAGTAACTTCAAATTATTCCAACCAGTTTTCTCGTGAGCTCCAAACATGCGATCCAAGCAATCATGTACTTCCTTCGATTGTGGACCTTTTGTACCATAGTTAGATTGATGCCAAATAGTAAATTCGGCATTAACCGACGATTTTTTCAAGATTGGAGCACCAGGTAAGCGAACAATCTTATCCTCGATAAACTGAGAAATAACATCCTGTTTGTTCTTGTATTCATTGCTCGCCTTCAATACCGTTTCGCAATCTGGAACATTTCCGCCAGTAATCAACACTCGTTCAACAAGCATGGCTAAGAACACTGTCTTCCAACTATCAAATTTCTCGTCGATTTTTGCGTCTAACGCATACTGATAAGGTTTGTATGGATCTCCTTCCACTGGAGTTTCTGTAAACAATGCCATGTATGGAACTACACGAATACGTCTCCAAGTACCATGGTCTTGCGCTTTAATTTCTGGCAAAATGTTTGTACATACAACTAATTTGAATTGCGGGTAGAAATTCACTGGTGCTTCGTGATACGGAATTCTTGCTTGAACTGGGTCAAGACCACTTACCAATTGCTTTAAAATACCTTCGTTGATAATATCACCCTGTTTTGGTTCTTGCATGACTACATATCTCGCCCCTTTTAACATTGCAATTTCAGGAGCAAGACCGCCAACACTGGTTCTTTTTGGTGTAACAATTGCAGTAAGAGGCAAATCTGCTTTATATTCGCCTAATGTTTTTGCCATTAATGTTACCAATACAGACTTACCATTACGACCACCACCAAGATAGTTATTGAAAGTCTGGTTTCCAGGAGTTCCAAGCAATGTCGATGCCAAATGATTCCACATGTATTCGCGAAGTTCTTCGACCGGAAATAGCTTTGACATAAAATCGGTTATTTCATCGATGATCGGTTTATGTTCATCTCCAAGTGGCGTGTATTCGATATTTGTGGTTTTTGAAATGTAATCTTCAGGTTTGCCAACGCGAAATACCTTTTCTTTGAAATCCCATACGCCGTTTGAGCAGCATAATAAATACTGATTCTTATCGATGTTGTCCATGAATTCGCTGTCATAGAACATGTCTCTGGATTCAATCATATAATTCTTTTTATCGTTTGTCCTTGCCAACTTTGTATATATTTCCATGACTTTTGTTAACCTCGCTTGTAAAAATTTCTTTTTTACTTCATCGTCTTCAGTTAAACTAGATATAGAAACACTAATTTGTTCTCCTTTCTTTGAATATAAACTACGCAATTCGGTCGAAATCGCCATTTTCAAAGAATATCCAGAATCAATCGGTGTCCATCGATGATTCTTGAATTCATACCACTGGTTGCCTTTAATACTGGCGCAAGCATATAAATGTTTTTTTAGTTGATATAATACCTTTGCAATATCATAATCTGTGATTCCTGCAGACTTCTTATCAAATATCGCTGCGTCAATTAACCCACTATCAATCGATTGTTCAATATAATAATCCAAACTCTGTTCTCTGACCTTCTGATATTTTTCCGGTGCGTCTTTCTTTGACCAAAATATAATAGAACGCAATGTTAATCCATTACTATTTCGGTAATCGAGTTTCTTCCACATATCCCATAATTTGATAATATCATAATCGAATTTAACGGCCTGTGCGCTAAATGCAATCCATACAATAAAGAGACAATTGCTTACATTACGCAACGCACAACCTACACTAAACCATTTATCATATGATCCATCTTCGTAATAACTAGGCGGTAATGTCATTACATACCCGTATGCTTCGAAACAACTATATTTATCTGCGTTTTTTGAAACTGATTCTACATATGCTTCCAAACAGCTATCTAGCTCTGCTTTATTTGTTATGGATAAAGCGCTAAAATCAGATGGTAAACTAATGGTTTGTTGGCGGTTTGTATTTACTTGATTCGCTCCACCTCGTCTAGATCTTTCTGAAAACGCATTGTATTCCTCCAAGAATTGGCTTGTCATAAATGGGTCATAATGATCAGGATATCTTGCAGAAAGTTTGAATATATCTTTGGCCATGTTGAAAGTGGAACCGTCATCCATTACTACACCAAATTGTTGATCACTTGAATCAAATGTTGCAGTATATATCTGAGTAAGCTTGTATGCTTCATGTTTGGGTTTCTGGCAACCAATCATTTGCCAATTCGTTTTTCCAGTACTAATACCCATGTCAAGCATGGACTCCCAATCGTTCGTAATTTTCAACTCGTCTTTATTCCATGTATCGTCCATTTTAGCAATGGCTTTTTTGCGAATAAGCTGTTGTGTTACACGATCGCAATGCAATGATATAATAAAATGTATACCATCTTTAGTATATCCTTTTTTAGGAACTGGGTTTACTGCAGATTTTTCAAGAACATAGAACTGAATGACTGCTTCATCGTCTAATTGATACACATCTTTGAATATGTCTAAATACAATTCGACCAATTCGGCGACATTTGTTTGTGTATATTGTCTTTGCTGTATAGATAGTTCATGTCGTATATCTACATCTACTAGAAGCGGACCCTTATCCAGTTGAGCCTCTGTAAAATATTCTTGATTTTTCTTTACAAATACCTCACGGTAAACCATGTTTAAGAAATCTTGATATTCATCTGTGTCTACATGATAATTACCCCCAAATATGCTCGTTTCTTCATCGGCTATTCGAGTATTTGTAGAATCCTTAGGTGAATCTTTCTTTATAGAATGTGTTTTTAAAAATGAGATGAGATTAATAGCTTTCTGTTTTACATGCTCACTTTTTTGAGTTGTCATCTGAGATATAATAGAAGGATATTTTTAAGCGGTTATATAATCGATATTATATCCGTTTAAATTCAATTTTATGCTCCTATAAAATTGAAGATAATACTGAAAATAATATATATAAATATATTCTATAATATAATATAATAGCAATGAAGTTTTGTAAAGAATGCAACAACATGTTATATATTGGCATTGATGCAGATGATTCGAATAAATTAACATATTACTGTCGCAATTGTGGAACAGTTGACAATACAATTGCAACAGAAGGTCATTGTGTATTGAATACACAGTTGAAAAAAGGAGAACAAAAATTCTATCATATTATCAATCAATATACAAAAATGGATCCGACATTACCGCGACTGACCAATATTAAATGCCCCAATGAATCCTGTGTTACAAATGCTTCTGCTTCATCTGATAAAAAGGACAAAACAGAGATTATTTATATGAGATATGATGATAATAATTTAAAATACGTATATATTTGTTCGGATTGTGATACTATTTGGAAAACAGATGATCGCAAGTAAAATTGAAATGAATATTATTTAGAAATATAACAATATATTATATTACATTATGGAGTTTGAAAAAGAAGATTTTGATAACTTATCTGAAACAATGTCTGAATCATCTGCAGATGAAAAACCGGAAAAATATGTAGACTCTGATGATGAGAACAATAGTGACATTGAAGAAGACGTCGACGCAGAAGAAATCGATGTCGAAGAAGGAGATGGCGAAGGCGAAAACGCAGTCCTTGGTTTCGGTTTAAATGGTGTTACTGAAAATATGTCGGATAACTCGGAAGATGAAGATGATGAAGATGATGACGACGACGAAATTTTCGATAAAATAGACAGATCACGTCAAGAAAATATCATTCAAAATCATCATCCTGAATTAAAAACACTGAATTATGAAGAAATTGAGTCATTGTGTGTGGTTGTTAGAGATAATAAAGGCATTATTATTGACCCGTTACATAAAACGCTACCTATATTATCTAGATACGAAAAGGCAAGAATTTTAGGTGAGAGAGCAGACCAAATTAATTCTGGTGCTCAACCATTTATCGAAGTCGAACCGTCGATGATAGATGGTTATTTGATCGCCATGAAAGAGCTCGACCAAAAAAAAATACCATTTATTATTCAACGACCACTGCCAAACGGTGGCTGTGAATATTGGAGAATCAATGATTTAGAAATTATATCATAATAAAATATATAAAATATAATAAAGGCTAACTTATTAACTTTTCCAATGCTTTCCACAATCTAAACATGTCACAAAAATAGTTGCCGGTTCATCTGCCGATCTTGTTTGTAATTCATAATATGTACATTTTTTTGATTTACATTTTTTACATGTAAACATGTCAGTAGAAGCTTCAATATTCGTATTGAACTTCGACGCATCTCGCTTTATTTTTTGTTGGATTAATGAACTCCATCGAGCAGGATTCATTTCTTGATGTGTCATAAAAGCGAATGTTTGCGGTTTTAACTCATCACTTTGTAACTGTTGTAGAATTTCTGAATTTCTTAAATTATTCACGATTGTTCTCAGTCGATCCACATACAACTGTTTGAAATGCGGATTTTCCCATTTTTTGATTATTTTTTTTTGGGTCGCTTCCTTGATTGCATAATTGAATATCGCCTTTTCAAGATTTGTCGCAATCTTTATATATGATTGTCCTATTTTTTCAGAGAGTTTGCTTCGAATATTTATGCGGAATTTCTCGGGTTGTAATTCAACTGACATATTAATAATATAATTAATATTATTTATATTATTTTATTCAATTTTATACTGTATCAAGAATTCAATTATCATATTCTTCCTCCACCAATTCACTCGAACAATCCAAAAATGTATTCATTTCTTCTAATGATACCATTGTGTCGATTTTATCAAACACTGTACTCTTTTTTTTTGATTGACTTTTACTTACCGATGTTGTTGAAGCAGCCGGTTTCTCCGCTTTACCTTTTTTCGCCTTTACTGGCGGTTCGTCTTCTTCTGTGTCATATTCGTCTTCATTGGATTCATATTCATCGTCTTCTTCATTATCGTCTATGATAAATCCGTCTTTTACATATCCGTCTTTCGTTCGAGGCACATCCGAATCTACGTCGTCGTCTGATTCTTCGCTATCATCATCGCCAATATCTTCAAATCCGCCAAAAAGAGCCTCATAAATGGCTTCCCAACGGTTAGTCGTCAAATCTGTACATGTCTTTCCATCAGAAGACACATCTGCCACTAGTACACATGAACCAAAAAAAAGTATAGTATCAACTGGTGGCGGAAAATCGTACTTATTTTCTTGACCAGCACGACCGCTTGTTTTCCCATAAAGCGAAATCGTCGTTGATTTATTTTCTATGTCCATTGTCCAACTATGAACCGATTTAAAATCATCTGCGTTCTTAAAACCCGCCTTTTTATATAATTCCTCTTGCGAGAATGTCTTTAGCGGTACTTCTTTAATAACACCGGTTTTTTCAACAACTAGAATTCGTGGCATTTACTTTTATTATTATAATATATTTATATCGTTTTTCAAATATTCATTTTTATCGAGTATGTTTCATACAAAGCAATATGTGTAATTGAATATTGGTAAATACACATTGAATATGACCATAGAAAAAATGCGGAAAATAAAAACCTTATAAATCTACCGCTTCATATATGTGGATATATATTATTTTAAATATAGTATTTTCTATTATTATTATTCTTTTAGGGCATTATATATGGATTTATTTAAAAGACAATTATAGTGTTAAAAAAACAAAGGATTTAGTAGGTTCTCAAATTCAAAAATATAAAACGATTTTGAATGATATACAACATGCAGAAAACACTAAATCCGAGTCATATGAAATGATTGAATATAATTCAACTAAGCTACCCGTTACAGATTCAAATATTCACCAATATAATACCGACTATATGGATCTTAAAAATGATTTAGAAGCATTTTTACAAGAGATTACATAAAAAATTTGAGAACCTATTATATTGTAATGGATCATCAAAAATATATGAAAATTGCTTGTGAGCTAGCGACTACATCGATTGGTCGAGGCGGCGGACCGTTTGGCGCAGTCATTATTAATAACGACGACCAAGTAATTATCGGAAGAGGTCATAATATGGTGGCAATCGAGAACGACCCCACACTTCATGCCGAAATGGTAGCTATAAAAAATGCCTGTCGCATGTTAGACTCATTCAAATTAGAAAATGCAACATTATATACTAGCTGCGAACCCTGTCCAATGTGTCTTTCTGCTTGTTACTGGGCAGGTATTCAAACCATTTATTATGGTAATACCAAGGATGACGCCGCGGCAATTGATTTTGACGATTCTTTTATTTATAATGAAATCAAAGAAGAATCCGAGAACCGGTTCATAAAAATGGTTCATTTATCTGAATCTAAAGATGACTATAAAATCGCGTTTGAAGAATGGTCTAAAAAAGAGGATAAAATACCTTACTAATACTCATCATTTCAAATACCGATTATTTACAAGATATATAGTTCCAATTCTACGGCAATGCGGACATTCGCAATATGTTTTTTCACCTCTATATCTTTCCTCACATAAATTGTGCAATACAATATTACATTTAACGCATTTGCTCCATTGTTGAGTCTCAACATTTTCCCAACAAATGAAACATGTATTATATTCATCGATGACTTTATTACTTATACTATTTCCCATAATCATATAACGTATATAACTATAATTATTATCCATTTTTTACTAGTAAAAAATTGATGAATAAATAAATCATAAAGCGAAACGATATAAAAACGGCAAGATATAATTTATAATGAACACCCTGACCTTAACCCAGTCTCATCATGTATTACAACGGTTTCCGAAAATCGAACTTTCTTATGAGATCATACCACATAAGAAAGTTTCACCCAAATATAATATTTGTATTGGAATACCATGCGGAACAAAATGTTATGCTTGGTTTACATTTTTCGGAGAAGAAGATGTGTGTTTTATAATGGAATTGAACAAAGAGAAGAAAATAAATAAGGTTTCTTATGTAACACTAGATAATATAAAGTTCAATCCATTAAGTCTAGGCACAGTGTTTTACGGCACATTCATCGAGAACAATTTCATTATTGAAGATGCGTTTTACTATAAAGGTATTCAAATACATACTCTTTATTATGGTGATAAATTAGGATTTTTAGAGAACCTATTTACAAAAGACGATCCACATCTGTCGATTCGGTTTCATCTACCTGCCATGTGGTCTTTACATAATAAAGACGAATTTGATTGCGTATATCAGGTTGAAAGTAAATATGCAGATAAATATCCAATCCATCATATACAGTATAGATGTCTTACAGATATTGCGCCTTATTTGAATGTATATCCAGTGAAAAAAGGGTTTGGACATCCTATTCAAGTACCGACTATTATTCCTGACATATATACACCGTATAGAGCCACTTTTACAAAACCACAATATAGACAGATTGCTATATTTAAAGTGATGGCTGATTTACAGTTTGATATATATAATCTCTTTTGTTATGGCCGAAATAAAACATGCGTTTATTACAACGTCGCTTATATTCCGAATTATAAAACAAGCGTTTTTATGAACAAAATATTTAGGAAAATAAAAGAAAATGATAATTTAGACGCAATCGAAGAAAGCGATGATGAAGAAGATTTTGAGAACATTGAATACGATAAATATGTGGATCTAAAAAAACATGTATTTATGGAATGTAAATTTAATATGAAATTCAAAAAATGGGTTCCAATACGTATCGTTCATCCTGATCAAAAAGTTGTTCATGTTAGTATGTTGTAAGTATTGCGTTTTATACCGATTTTACAAAATGTCTATGTCATAAATAAATAAAGAATTAGTTATAATTTTTTATTTATTTTATAGAAAGTTTGTCTCATTATTCTTTCCGCTCGGTGTAATATATAAAAAAGTGGAGTAAAAAAAATAACTAAATCTACTTTATATATATAATATTTAATGGAATATTCAATAGGAGATCGGAGAGAAAATCAGACAGAAGATCATAAAGATCAGACAGAAGATCAGACAGAAGATCAGACAGAAGATCAGACAAAAGATCAGACAGAAGATCAGACAGAAGATGATATAAATATTAGTGAAGAAGAGGTAAATATAGAAGATATCAAAAAATATATCAGAAACGCTGCTGAAATTATCAATGAAGAATTAAAAATAACTACAAAAAGATATAATGAAGTGGATAAACCACCATATTTAGAGAGGCTTAACATATGTTGTAGTGAAAAAGAATTAGATTTTTTGTCAAAAAAAATTCCTCTTTTTATAAAAGAATATCCAGATGTTAGTATTAGTGATATAGCATTTACTGTAACTTATATATATTATTCTTTAGTATTAGGAGAACAACCAGAAGATCATTTAGCTAGAACTACTAAAAATAAATTTGATGTTCGTTTATTTCCAAAACTTAAAGACTCTAAATATAAAACAGAACTAGATAACTGGGTTATTGTTAAAGAAATTTTTATGGATATAACAACTAAAGAAAGTGAATTAAGCACTAATATTAGAAGATCATTTTTGTTTGATGAAGACAATTTTTTTATAGATAAATGTGGAGGTAATAAAAAAAGAAAATATTCAAGAAAATATTCAAAAAATCATTCAAGAAAATATTCAAAAAAATATTCAAAAAAATATTCAAGAAAATATTCAAGAAAATATTCAAGAAAATATTCAAAAAAATAAAATCTCATATTCATAGAATTATAACGCGCTTTTATTCTCTGATTTTCTTGATGAGTTCTTTTAGTTCATGTAATTCTTCATCCGATGGTGAAGGTCTATCTGTAAATATATTCGAATTAATTTCTCTATATGTAGACCATAAACTTTCCTTCGTTTCTTTTTCTTTTCTTGAGCGCAAATCTTCGCAATCAAGTTCGATTAATAACATTTCTTTTGTAATACCTGTGGGACAATTCATCAATGATTTGGTGGACTTACTTATAATACCACGTATTTTGTTTGAATTTTCCATAGTTGATTCACTTTCTATATGTATTTTTTCACTTTCTTTTGATTTTATGTTTTTAGCACTGGAATGTAAATTAGGAGATTTAACTTTTTTATTATTTGATGATTTGTTTTTAACTTTATTCTTTGGTGATTTGTTTTTAATGTTATCCTTTGATGATTTGTTTTTAACAGTTAAACGGTTTTTACCAGTGAAAGGTGAGTTAAAATGTTTTAATTTTAGGTTTGAATCACGATTCAAATTTAAATATCGCATTATATAATATATATATATATGTTTATAATGACAAAAACACCTCATAAATTGCCTAAACGTAGTCGTAAACGTAATCGTAAATTACATAGATCTAACCATATTATTAAAGGTGGTATTGTTTCTGTATATGAACATGTTTTTTATAAACCAAATTGGCAAAAAGATGCTTTTACTAACACGATTCAATGGACAACATTGGTTAAATTGAAAGATACATGTCTATATGCTACATCTATACCAGATCAAGATACAAACAAGTGTTTAGCAACTTTAATGTTTTATATGCATGTAAAAGACATTAAACGTATAATTTCATTACAAGGGTGTGATGTTAGTGAACCTCCCACGAGGAATCGTCCCCCGATGAAAAATTGCGAAGGGTATATACGAGATGGTGATGGGTATACAATGAATGGTGAAACTTATTTAACTGATAAACATTACGAAAGTCGTATGTGGAAAGCAATAAAAAGTATGAATCCAGAAACAGAATATAATAATATTATTGAATTTCAAAATCATAAAATAGAAGATTATACTGCAGGAAGTCTTAGAACATGGTTTGAATTATTAAATTATAATTATTATTTTGAATGGGAAAAGACAATAATACATTGTTTAGCCGGATTTGGACGAACTGGTAGTATTCTATTATTGGTATATATGAATACTTATTACCAAAATAATCAAAGTGAAATAAGTAAATTAAGTAGTGAATTTTTTTATTATTCAAGTAGTTCAGAATTATATACAGGATTACAACAGGAGTTATCGGAAGCAATCGAATTAGATATAGATGATGCAGATGTAAATGCTCCACGCATGCCACCCGAAAATGGAGAAGTAAATCGTGTTATTAAGAATTTTGACAAAAACAAAATCGTCGACGAAGTATTTAATATTAAAGATTATACTCACGCAAATTTGTTAATTACCCGAATGAATTATATTCGAATATGTTTAGGAACGAAATTTAAACAAGATACTATATTTTTATTTCAATTACTGCTAACGCCAATAGATTTGAAAAAAAGAATTCATATGACAACACCTGAAACCGTGCTTAGTGATTCAGTATCTCGCGAACAATCTCAACTTATTGCTATAACACCTGAAACTATATTTAGTTCGGAAGGTCGCGAACCAGTTCAAATTAATTTATCAGATATAGAAACCATTTCAAAGCAGGTTGATAACCCATATGGAATTAAAGTATAATTTTAGACCTTCACTGGTATAAATCCGCACAAAATATGCGAAAAAAGAAATTCAAAGTTGGGTCTTTTCATACCCGTATAAATTTTGATTATAGCCATTCTTGTATTACGCCTTTTTTCATTTCAAACGCCCATTTGTAAATAACCTAGGAAATCGTAAGTTAACACGTGTTCCTTCTTTGGAACGGTTTCAAAAATTACACCTTTGCACATTTAAAACGCCCATTATTTATACATTTTCTTTGGATTTTTGCGAGTTTTATTTTTTGAAATGTATTTTTTATTTCTATTATAAGCACCTTCCAAAATGTTCTTATAATATTCTTTTGGTATAATTTCTATTGCTTTTACTATATTTTCTTTCAAATTTTCATATTTTAACCCACTAAATTTTTGCAATTTTGATTTCAACATACTAAAATAATTTTCAATTGCATTACTAAAATGTTGATATGGAACAGAATATAATAATTTATTGTGTTTATTAACTAAATCTCTAATAGTATCGTTTTTATGTGCAGAAGCATTATCCAAAATGATAATTTTATTTTTATATTTTTCTGTAATAAATTTTCGTAGAAAATCTACTAATCGTTCTGTATTGATTCCACCTTTTTCATATAATTCCCATCCTTCTACACCATTTACAGAAATCGCAAATATTCCAGTATATTTCTTGAATACATCTTGGGATTGTGTCTTTATGACACATCGTTTTCCTCTTTGACTATAGCAGTGATTTCTCTTTTGTAATGATTTTATACTGGTTTCGTCAATACAAATTATATCTTCTATTTTATATTTACCAATTTCTTTATAGAATTCGTCTAATTTATCATTGATATTGATTTCTTTACCCCACCTATGTGTAGGTTTGTGCCGTATTCTGGTTAATTTTAGCGTAATATTATTATCATTTACAACACGATTTAAGTGAAACCTACTTAACGATAAACTTGGATATTTCTTCTTGAGTAAAAAGAGTAGGTCTTCCATCGTAATTGTTTTATTTTTCGTGAGTTCATCTTTGATAAATTGGATGTGTTCTCTTTTTACTTTATATGCAATAGGACTTCTATTATTCCGTTGTATTTTTCCATTTTTCTTGTATTGTTCTACCCATCTCATCAAACTACGCCGAGAACATTCAAATACTCTACATACTTCTTCTTGAGTATTATCTTCAACCAAATAATATTTGACTGCTTGTTTTTTATAGTCTTCGCTTTTGTGATGTGTCATATAAGATTATAACATAAAAACTTAAAAATATATTCATAATATATCTTAAATATAGTATGAATTCAACTGACGAAATAACTGTTTTGAAAGAAAAAATAGAAAAAATGGAGAAATATATAATGGAATTAGAAGAGCATTTGAAAAAATATACGAATAGTAATCGGCATCTAAAATATTACGAAAATAATAAAGAGGTTGTTAAAGAAAGAACTAAAAATTATGTGGAAAAATTGAAAACAGAAAATCCAGAGAAATTGAAAGAATGGCGGAGAAATTATTATTTGAAACGGAAAGAGAAATTGGTCAATGAAAATACGGCGATCTAAAATTGGTCGTATTCGTCATTTTTACATAAATATATATTTGTTATTTCATTGGATGATTTTATTTCTTCAATTGCTTCACATAATTCTTTTACCCAATCATAAGTATCATAAAATACATCTTCTTGTAATAAACGAATTATAGAATATCCATTATTATTTGCACATTCTTCTTTGAATTTGTCTGTTCTATGTTGTTCTTCGGGTGATTTCCAATCCATTATTTGTCTAAAATGTTGCGGTCCATCTAATTCAATAATTATTTTATATTCAGGAATGCAGAAATCAAATGGTAAGTATTTATTTGTTTTACTTAATTCATTAATACACCATTCTTTTTTTAATTGTCTAATTAATGATGAATATATAAGAATAATTTTTTCATATAATTTTTTTTCTGTTTTATTTACACAATGAGGACACCAATATTTAGTTGCATCATTTAAGGTCATTTTAAATTCAAGACAACATTTATCACATTTGAATAAACATTTTATTTTACTGGATATGAATATATTTCTAGGATTTATTTTATTTCCATTTTCATCCCCTATAATATATTTACATCTTTCACTATAAGCAAATGATTTCTCAAAGCATAATTTACAATCATTATTTTCACAAAGTTTTTTATGACTACAATATGGACACCATTTACCAAATGATACATTATTTATACTACTTATAAATAGATGAGAACATTTATCACATTTGAATAAACATTTTATTTTACCAGATTTGAATATATTTCTTGGATTTATTTTGTTTTTGTTTTCATCTTCTATAATGCATTCTGATTTATCATTTGATGCAAATGAATTATTATAGCACAATATACAATGAATATTTTCACAAAGTTTTAATGGTGGATTACTACAATATGGACACCATGTCGGATTTTTACTTGTTATATGATTAGGTGTTGAACAAAATGTATGACCACAGAGACAATCAAACCAATATTTTTTACCAGATGATTTGAATATATTCATTGGATTTTCAGTATTTTTACTACTCCAATATTTACTTTTTTCATGTGATGCAAATGACTTTTCAAATGGTATATTCATTATTTGTATTTATTAATAAATATAAATACAAAATAACTTTATATCAATTTTTATTATTTATATGAATTATTGCGTAAAATACTTAAACAAATTATCTTTAGGTATTTTATATGGGAAAGAAAAAGAAGGAAGATGAAACCCAACCTCAAAAACCAACACAAAAAACAAAACGAAAAGATGTCCAAGAAAGAAAAGAAGCAAATAAAAATACAGAATTTACCTGTGTGAAAACCACTTTCAATAGTTTAGTAGAAAATAACTATTTGAATGGAGGCATACTGGAAATCGTATTGAATATCAACAAAATTTGTTTTTTATCTTACCAATTGTTAAATTATCATTTTATTCGTCTTATACAAGAAAAGAAACCACTTCCAGAAATCACACAAAATTTATTTTATCAAGCATGTTCTGCGGTTTCTGTAATGAAAGAGCGAAAAGAAAAAGTAGATACTACAGATGAACTTTATATTAGTTTTTCACATTATAACGAGCATTTAGGTGAACTACCTTTCAGAGATAGAATGGGGAATCTTATCAATAATTTGAATAAACAACAAATGACGATGACAGAAAACCATTTGAAATTAAATTTCTATAAACGATTTCATAAATATTTGGAAATAAAAACAGGAGAAACACGAAAATCTGTCATATACAGATGGTTAAAGGATATTTATGCAAACGAATATAATGGTAATAACTATTTCATAAAATCCATGCGTGAAATGTTAGTATATCCTCCGACCGAAATGAATATCAAAAATCATTTATCGCATTTCATCAAAATTTATTACAAGATACTAACCACTTTTGAAAAATATCCAAATATCAAAGATATAAGAACATTCAATTTATTACCAACAAAAAATTCATTTACACTTTCTACTATAGAAATTTGTAGTAGTTGTCTGAAAGATATTATTGGATATTTCACCAAAGAACCTGTTCCAGATTTCAACGAAAATAAATTGGTTTATTGGTATGAGTTTTTCAAGATAGAAAAGTTTGAAACTAAACAACGAAAATTTGCGAACGCGATTTTTACTGATGGTAAAATAGCAGTTATTAGATTACGAAAACCAAAAATGGAACAACCTAAACCGAAAGATGTCAAAAAAATAAAATACGAACAATATGTTGGAATAGACCCAGGTGTTAGGTCATTACAAACATCTTGTAATGATACTGGTAGAGTAATTGAAACCACAACACCGAGTTATAGAAATGATTGTAAAATGAAATATGCATGTAGGAAAAGAGAAATGTGGTATAAGGGCTGGGAACATTATGAAATGTGGCTTAATATACCCAGTTTCAAAACAACGAATCTACATAAAATGTCAAATTATTTCAAATATGTATATCCACATTTGAATACTATTTTTCAATTTCATCTTTACAAGAACTTTCGTGGATTATCTTTTAGGTCATATTGTCGTGGTAAGGCTACTATGCATAAAATATGTAAGAATATCGTAGAAGATAAGAAAACATTAGTGGGTTTTGGTGATTTTTCACAGCAACATGGATTGGTAAAGAAACACCCAACTGCACCTATACAAAAATTTAAGCATGAATTAAGAAAATACTGTGATGTTATTGACATAGATGAATGGGGAACAAGTAAAACATGTAATTTATGTAAAAGTCCAATAGAGTTATACAAAAATAAAGTAATAAGAAAGAAAAAAGATGGAACATATACAAAAGCAAGAATATCTCAAATCAATAGTGTAATCCGTTGCAAACTCAACGAGTGTAAATTATGCTGTATGGATAGAGATATTAACGCTTCTAAAAACATTCTATATTTACTGCAATTACAACAAGTAGGAAAAAGAAGACCAGAATGTTTTAGTCCAAAGAATATGAACGATTGTGATACTCCTTTAGAGGAAGATAAGCATATCGTGGCGTGAAATCCGCAATTACCTTTTGTTTATTTTTGCGTCTTCCCTACGGGAGGGCGTTTTAAATGTGCAAAGGTGTAAAAATATTCATATAGTATATAATGAGTGACGTTGCCTCTAAAAATACGGTTCTTCCAAGCGTTAATGCTTCCAGTCTTTCCGGAAATGCGAGTTCTTACCAATCAGGTGGTAAAAAAAGAAAGAATAGAGGTACTAGAAAGCCAACTAAAAAGTCCAAGTCAAGATCCAGAAGTACAAAGAAATGCTGGTGGAAGTTTTGGTAAAATCATGTATCGATGGCGATATTCAGATTCAAAACCATATACATTGATTGTAAATTCTTGTATAAAACTACATAAATATTTTTTTTATTATTGAATAATGATTTGTCCAAGATATAAATTATTATTTTCCACCAGTTTATTTGCAATTCCAACCATATATGGGTTCTACAATAAAAAATATATTCTTTCATCATTATCTCTTTGTTCCATGATTTGTTCTATGAATTATTGGAAAAACCCTATACCCGGACCAAGAAAAAACATTGATTTATTTGTTAGTAAGACAACCGGTGTTCTCTATTTTTTATATGGACATCAAAATATAATAGGTGTGGTCGGTCGAATCATCGGATATACAAACATATTTATGATTATATCATTCTATAATGCGTCTTGTCTTTTACACCATTACAATAATGATTCATGGGAATATTATCATATATTGTTCCATATTGTAACTACTATCAATAAATTACTCGTGCTCTCCTATTGATTCATCTGAAATAGTGATTAAACATTTGTTTTTTTCTAGTGCGTTCGTCTTTGCTATTTTCGGGTCATACTCTAATTTCCAAGTTTTATCTTTCGCCCAATCTATCATAAATCCTGTATATTTAGTAGAAGGTATTGAAAATATTTTATAATTACATTTCTTATAAAATGCTTTTCGTTTTAACCACTGCCCTTTCAAATACTCGTGTGAATCGACTATATCCACGACAATCGGGTTTTGTCCTCGCGTTCTCAAAATTCGACCAACCGATTGTTCAATATCTGTTTTAGGACTTGCCATTACTAACGTAGAGAGGGTTTTTATATCTAATGCCTCTGCTGCCATTGCGTATGTTGCCAACACGATTTTTTTCGATTCTGTAATTTTCAAATCTTTTTCCTTCATTCCACCTACATAATATCCTACGGTAGAATCATCATCGGATATTTTATGTCGGATTGCGTCATATAGATAGGTCAGCAATGCTCGATTGTGTGCTAGTATCATAATCTGTTTATCCTCGTTCTCTTTCATTAAATCAGAAATAACTGTTACAATGAAATCGGAACGAGGACCATATTCACATAACTTACTAATCATTGTGCTATATTTTGGACAACCTCTGAAATCATATTCTGTTTCATTAAATTCTTTATCATTTGTTTTGAACTCTATTGCCCGAATATGAACAGGGTCATCGTCACTTCTATCCACTGAATATATTTTATCACCAATAAACATATACAATATTTTGGTTAATTTATCTTTTCGTTCAACCGTTGCAGATATTCCTAACATATATGGTGTCACGGTTTTAAACAATGTTTTCGAAAACTCTTCGCTTCCTATTCGATGAACTTCGTCTATGATGGTTAATCCAAAAGGCGAGAATGCTTCAGTTGGAAAATTGCGGCTATGTAATGTCTGTATCATACCAATAACAATATCTTTTCCTTCTACTTCATATATGGGTCCTTGAATTTTGCCTACCCGAGCACTTGGCAAAAACTCGTTGATTCTTTCTATCCATTGATTCATCAGAAACTCTTTATGAACCAATATCAACGTTTTCTTTTTCAACTCCGCAATTATTTTTAATGACAATACTGTCTTACCATAACCACATGGTAGCTCTAGAATACCGCCGTTTCCAAATTCTTCAGCGTTCATATATATTGGTGTTCTCACATATTTTAAATATATATTCACAACATTTGTTTGATAATCGCGCAACTCTTTTGTAAACTCAATATCAATATCTTCGCCATCAGATAATTCGGATCTATCTGGAAGACCGTATCGTTTGATGCCATAGAATCGCGGAACATATATTTTAGCGGCATTTTCTCTATATATTGGAAAATTCGATTCTTCAGCGTTTCCGAAAGATGGGCCCATTGTAAATGGTATCATATACAAATCTTTTTTCAAAAACTCGTAATCTGTTGTGTCTAATGACGTTTTCGGAATCGTATATCCTTTTTTGCCCAAATAAGAATTTGCCCGCACAGTTTCTTTATATTTAGGTGTCATAAAATCGTCCTCGTCATTTTTTGGTGGAAGCGGCTTTTTAGGAAATCTATTAAAAGTTTGTCTTTTGAAAAACGGTTTCATTTTATACTATTGTTATATATTATCGAATCCTTTCAATTTTACAAAAAATATAATATAATATAATATAATCAAATGCAATTTAACGATTTTACAAAATCATTTACATCTTTAGAATTAGCAACACTTGTGATTTTTGCGATTTACATTATATTTCCATTTAGAACACCTGGATACATGGCAAATATTATAAATACACCTATTGGGCTTTTTTCGATTTTATTGATCACTCTTTATTTATTTTTCTATACGAACCCTATTTTAGGGGTTGTCTATATCTTTGTTGCTTATGAATTATTGCGAAGAAGCGCGTTAGTCAAATCTCAAGGCGCGGATGCTTACATGGTAAAACATACTCCATCTGAAGACAAAAGACATAATGATATGGTACAAATGAACCCTGTTCGCAATGTAACATTAGAAGAGGATGTTATTCGAACAATGGCTCCAGCTCAAACATTTAATAATGATATAGCTATTGCAACTGATTTTAAACCTGTCGCCGAACGCGTTACGGGTGCTTCTTTATACAAATAATTTGAAATATAATATAATATCAAATTATTTATCTTGTGACATTGGGTTGGGTTATTATCGTTACTTATTGTGGTGGTATAACGTGTCTTATATAAACCGCAATATACATGGATAAAATCGCCATATAGACTGGTATATACATAAGAATGGAACTCATGTTTCCTTTATGAAGTCCGTTAGGTACTATAATAGAAAAATGAATAATAGCATATATAAGTGCAGTTAAGAGAGCAATTGTAAGTATACTTCTATTGTAAAAAATTCCAAGTATAAACCCACCTAGATCAGGTTTAATTGAAGCTATATTTGCCGGATTCAATTGATCTACTTCATTAAATGGTTTCAAAAAATTCTCGCTATCAAACATGCGTTTATATTGTAAAAGAATAAATGACGAAATGAAAAATATAAAAACATAAAATCCGACAACTGTATTGCCTGGCAAATTATATACAATTCCATTATTTACTAACGCAAATGAGAACAGAAATAACATAACACCCATAACAATGTCTACTGCGCTTAATCTATCTAGCATTTGTTGAGGCGTAAATGGTGGATTCTCTTTCTTATTATCCAAAACTAGCTTAACAATAAAGAAATGATAGATTGTCGGTACAATGACTATTACAAATATTACCATAATGAAGAATCCAAAAAAATTCATTGCGGTGCTTAATTGACTAGTCGCAGCTTTATTGATTGATACTTTTCCGTCTGATGGAATTAAAATTTCTGCTTTTTCGGCAATTGCGGGATCTTCTTCGTCAATTGGTTGGCAATAAGTGGCAACGTCGACATATTTATCTTCTTCAATAGTATTATCTACACCTTCTTTGAATCCTTCGATATTTCCTAAATTTGATGTAATGTTTACAACACTATATTCATTTGAGTTTTCAGGTAGATTCAATATTGCTTGCGATTTATATTCATCAAATGCGGACTTTACTAAAATAGGCGTTGGAAATATTATTACATTTTCATTACTGGTTTTATAAAAAATAGCCTTTTTCTCTGAAATACTATAACTATTCATATTAATTGATGTATCTGATGTTCCTGATATTAACGTATCAATATCGGTTGCATTTGTATTTGTAGAGGTTTTCAGTAAAAAACATGAATATAACGGCGTTTCATTATTTGTCAAGGATTTATGTTCAATAACAAGTTCTCCATCAAATTGTATATTTTTTATTTTGTGTATTTTTTTTATAATATATATATTTTTTGTTACATATTCACCATTGAATAACTTATCTGAATATATATTTGGAGTATTGGATTTAGAAGGGTAAGGAATCTTGATGTACCCACCATTCGCTACTGTTTTTTCTATTTGATTCTTATAAAAGTCTGTTTTGTCGTAATTACAATGTATTGTATTATTTATTATATTATTATTTAAATCAAACTCCATATATAATAGTATTGGATAAATTATATATTAGCCATTTACTAAATATCTTTAGGGGTTTAGGGGTTTTATTGTTTTCATTGTTGCAACAGTTGGACCCTGAACACCTGGACCAGGTAAAATCCGTTCTATTGGACCACTGTTATCATTGGCATCTGGCTGATTACTATTCGATTGTCTCTTAGATGAGTCATTGTCAGTTGGGTCATTGACATATACGACATTACTAGTTAGGACATTGCCAGCTGGGTCATTGCCAATAATGGGAGTAATACCATTTATAAAAATACCACTAAAAAAATGATTTGTAAACTTATCTGCTTCAGATTTCAGTCTGTCCGATACAACATCTGGTAATTGACCCGTCGCCATATAATACTATATAATATAACTTTTTATATTATATGGAAGAAAAAACAAAAACAATTATAATAGAACAACCATGTTCTCAAAAAAACAAAACAAAAACAATAAAGGAAAAGGAAAAACAAAAAAGAAAAATAACAACGACTGAGAAATGGAATTTTACAGATCAAGAATTAAAATTTGAGAACCATTATGATATATTATATGATCCTTCTAAAACAGCCTTTATATATCAACAAATAAAAAATAAACTCTCTAGTTATCGTTCTCAAGATATTGAAAAAGACATATTAGATATCACTAGGTTCTCGGATTTGTCAGGAGTTCTTCAAAAGATGGAGGATTGTAAATTGAAATGTTTTTATTGTAAGGAATGTGTTTCTCTTTTATATGAAAATGTTCGAGAACCTAAACAATGGACATTAGAAAGAATAGACAATAAAATGGGTCATAATATAGATAATGTTGAAATTGCTTGCCTTTCTTGTAACTTAAGAAGGAGAACTATGCACTATGAACGATATGTTCTCACAAAAAATATTCAAAGGGTAGTTAAGAATTAGAACACTGATTGTATACTAAAATGTTATTGGGTGGTTGATATTATTGTATTGTTTTATTTTACACGCTTCAAGATTAGAAACCGCAGCTTTATGTAAATGATAATAAATTATCATTTATGGTGCGATTTTACACATTCAATGATGTAAATAACTTAGATATTTCATTATATTTATTTCATAATAATGAACGCTATGTTGAAGAGAATTACATGCATTAGTATTTTATCACGATTTTTAACAAGCCAAATTAGACCAAAATTGTGTATTGATTGTAAGTTTTATACAAAGCCTTTTTTTGCGAATAGTGAATTTGGAAAATGCACATTGTTTCCAAAAGAGAAAGTCAATGATTATTTTTGGGTGAATGGAAAAAATGATAATAACACAGAATACAAGTATTGTTCTACATTAAGGAGTTGTGATAGTATGTGTGGAAAAGAAGGCAAATTGTATGAAAAAAGAGTATGAGTTTAAAATGTAAATGGCGTGGAATAGGTAAAACGTATTTCAGGACTTTTTATTTTGCAAGTTTTTATTTAGGTATTTTAGCAACTAGCAATATTATTGCAGATTTATTATTTTAGACCTTTTCTCATTTCAAACGCATATTATCAAGTATTATAAAGTAGTAATTAATTTTTTATTTTTTATATTAAGTTTGTCTCATTTTTCTTTTTGGTCGGTGTAATCGGTATTATTTAGGAAAAACACTTTTGGGTATTTTTAGTTAAAACAATATAGAAATAAAATATGTATATACTATATAACTAAAATGGGTAAATATAGTTGCGAAAAATGTGCGAAAATCTTTTCTCAAAAATCACACTACGATAAACACATTAGTCGTAAAAATCCTTGCGAAATTCAAACAGACAAAATCAAGGCGTTAATAGATAAAGCGGTAGATGAAAAATTGATTGAATTAAATATAAATTTGAAATTAAATAATACTGAAAGTAATATTATAATCAACATAACAGAACAAATGAATATTTCAAAAATGAGTAAAATTGACTTATTAGAGAAGTGTAAAGAATTGGGTATTACAAAGTGTAGTTCAAAAAATAAACCACAATTAATAGAACTAATTAACTCCAAAAATAAAACAAGTAATAATACTGAAGAATATAAAAATATTTTAATAAGCGAAGATGTTATTAATGAACTCTCACCATCTCTTATTGAACCTATAACCAAAACATTAAATGTAATTGACTTATTTTGTGGGTGCGGAGGAATGTCAAAAGGTTTAACCGACGCAGGATTAAATATAATTGCAGGAATTGACATTTGGGATAAAGCAGTTGAAAGTTACAATAAAAATTTTGAACATAAAGCATATTGCGAAGATTTAACAAAGTTGCCTCCTGAAAAATTCAACGAATTATACAATAAAGAAAATAAAAACATAGATATTTTGGTTGGAGGACCACCATGTCAATCATTCAGTATTGCTGGAAAAAGAGATAAAAACGACCCAAGAAATGCTTTATTTATGGAATATGTTAAATATCTTGATTATTTTAAACCCAAAGCGTTTATTATGGAAAATGTAATTGGTATGCTTTCAAAAAAAACATCAAATGGTGAAAAGGTAATTGATATTATAATGGAACAATTGAATAGAAACTATAATTGTATAATTAATAAGTTATACGCAAGTGATTTTGAAGTTCCACAAAATAGAAGACGCACTATAATTATAGGAATTCGAAAAGATTTAAATATTATACCAAAAGAACCTGAACCAATTATACCATCAGTAAAAGACAGAATACCTGTTAAAAATATATTAATACCAAGAAATGAGATAGATAAAAAATATTATTTAAGCGAAAAAGCATTAGCAGGAATAGCAAATAAAAAGGGTGTAAATAAAGAAAAGGGGTTTGGTTTTGGAGCTCAAATATTAGACTTTGAAAAACCTTCATATACTATTCCTGCAAGATATTGGAAAGATGGTTATGATGCTTTAGTTAGATATAACGAAACCGAAATTAGAAGATTAACTATAATGGAACTAAAACGAATACAAAGTTTTCCTGATAATTATATAATAGATGGTTCAAATAAAGATATTATCATGCAGATAGGAAACGCAGTTGCGTGTAGATTTGCATATCATCTTGGTAAGTATATAATTAATACTCTTCAGTGATTAATTCATTCCAAAAACACGACCCTCTAAATTGTGAATAATTACGACTATTCCCATCATACATTCCACTATCAAATATAACCTTTTTATTTTTGATACATTCAATAAAATACTCAAAATTAAATGATTTTCCAAAACAAATTTTTTCATATTTATTGTTTATTTTTTTACACATAAAGAACCCTTTTTTATTAAATTTGTTATCAATATGTGGTTTCATTTTTGATGCTTTCCATAAAGCAATTACAATATTATCATTTTGTAAGAATGTAGGGAAATCGTTTTTTATAGTTCGTGTATCTTTTGAAAACGAATAATAAGCAACTATGTCATTATTTTCAGTTATTGATAGCATTTGTCCATTGGAATTCCAACTACCATATATTGGAACACAACTTCCAGACCAAGAACATCTGTTATTTTTAATTGGATTTGGATTTCCAAATGTCCTAATATAATTAGTTCTATTAATTTTCTCTTCATCTGTCCAATTATTAAGCTCATTTATGCTACTCCTTTTTTTTGAAAACGCATATTCGCTCGCACTAAAATCTCCAAGTGTAATTTTATTTGAAGACTTTTTCATTTCATATCCATTAATATCAGGCTCATTTTTTGCGTTATGTTTTATACCCATTTTTGTTTCTAACCAATGACCTTCTTTTCCATCGTGATTTACATTTTGTACTTCTAAACATATTTCAACCCCTTTAACATTATCATTAAATAGTGTTATTATTTGTTGTTTATCAATATCTATGGTGGGTTTAATTTCGTTCATTCTTGATTGTAGTTAAAGTATTGTAATATATTTATTATTGAATAAAAACAAATCAATTTTATTCAATTTTATATATCTTTATATTGTTTTAGTTTATGTTTTCGTGTTGATGGTTTTCTTGTATATTCTGTTTTTTTACTTGTTCCATAAGCATATTCAAAATAATTTTTATAATTTTCTGGTTTTACTTTTTCTATTGATATATCCACATTTTTTGCTAATTCTCCAAAACTATATACATCTCTTTTCTTTTTTATGTATGTTTTTATTTGATTGAAGTAATTTTCTATTGGAGAATTTGTCATAGGAGTATATGGAATAGAAAATAAATATTTATTACCGCTTTTTGTAATAGCCATTTTTAATTAATTAGCAATAATATTGCTAATTAATCATTAATCGGCAATATTATTGCTAATTAATGATTTTGAAAAACAAAAATATAGGATTTCAAAAAGTCTTCAGAATTTGTTTTTCAAAAAAAGCGAAAAAGTATTTTTCGAAAATTCTCAGGACTTTTTATTTTGCAAGTTTTTATTTAGGCATTTTAATTAATTAGCAATAATATTGCCGATTAATGATTAATTGGCAATATTATTGCTAATTAATGATTTTGAAAAACAAAATATAGCATTTCAAAAAGT